TGTCCGAAAACAGACTTACGATTCCCATCAGGGTTATAAATGTTATGGCGCCAGACAAAGCCCTTTTTTTATCCATGTTCTACTCCACTAAATCCGATTGGCCTTAGTCAACAATTTCAAAAGTTAACCCTACTAAGCATCCGTTTGAATGCGCTATAAAGCGTGCTCTCATTATATCCTCCTAAGCCTATAATTCGCAAGAAAAAGAAGGTGAAATCTCATGGCTGAAACCCTGCGCGAACTGGTGGTCGCGCTGTCGCTGGACTCCAGCAATTTCTCGCGCAATATGCGCTCCATCAATCAGCAGATCAAGGAAGCCGAGTCCACCTTCCGTCTTGCAGGCGCTGGCGTGGAGAACTTCGAGAAGACCGTTGCCGGGACAGAAGCAAAGCTCTCCATGCTGGGAAACAAGCTGACCCAGCAGAACCGTGCTGTGGAACAGTACAGCCGTGCCCTCGTTGCCGCCAACGATAAACTGAAAGAGAATTACGACCGGCACAAGGATTATTCCCAGCGTTTGGAACAGGCGAAGGCTCGTCAGGAAGCCCTGCGCTTTGAGGTAGAGACCTCCAAAGCCGCCTATGAGCATTACCGGGATACCCTCGGGGAAACGGACTCCGCGACGATCGCTGCCAAGCAGAATCTGGAGCGGTACCAGCAGGAGCACGCTGAAGCGACTGCCGAGGTTACGAAGCTGGAGGGCCAGGTCAAAGCCCTGCAGAAAACTATGCAGAACAGCGCGGATGCCGCTTCTAAGGCCGCGACGGATCTGAACAACGCTAAAGCTGCTGCCCGGGAAACGGATGCGGAAATCAAACGGCTGACGGAAGAACTGTACCGGATGAAATCCGCATGGACGCAAGCCGGGACAACGCTGACGAACTTCTCGAAGAAATGCGGTACCCTGTCCAAGGCCATGACCAAGGCCGGGAAGACGCTCACAACACACATCACCACACCCATTGTGGCGCTGGGAACGACAGCGGTCAAAGCCAGTATGGACTTTGAATCGTCGTTTGCGTATGTCCGGAAAACGGTCAACGGCACAGAAGAAGACTTCAGCAAACTGGCAGATGCCTCCAAGCGAATGTCCACCGAGATCGCCACATCCACGGATGAGATCAATGCCGTCATGGCCACGGGCGGTCAGCTGGGTATTGCAACTGAGCATATCGAGGAATTCGCCCGGGTCATGATTGACCTGAGTAACGCTTCCACAGACCTGGATGCGGATACCGCCGCGACTCAGCTGGCGAAGTTCGCCAACATCATGGGCACCAGCCAGTCCCAGTTTTCCAATATCGGCAGTACGATCGCCATGCTGGGTAACAACTTCGCCACAACAGAAGCGCCCATTGCTGAAATGGCAATGCGGATCGCCGGTGCCGGAAAACAGATCGGACTGACGGAAGCGCAGGTTCTGGGTCTCGCGACAGCCCTGTCCTCTGTTGGTATTCAGGCTCAGGCTGGTGGTTCCTCTATCTCCAAGGCTCTGATCAAAATGGAAGTCGCAGCCACGACCGGCGGTGATGCCCTGAAGGATTTCGCCCGGGTCAGCGGAATGACGGAGCAGGAGTTTGTCAGTGCATGGAAGAGCGATCCCATCAAAGTATTTCAGCGGTTCATTGAAAGCCTTGCTGAAATGAACGAGGAAGGCATCTCCTCTGTTGCTGTCCTTGATGAAATCGGAATCAGTGAAATCCGCCTGCGTGATACCATGCTCCGTGCGGTGAACGCGACAGAGCTGTTTGCCAACGCGCAGGATATGGCAGAAGAAGCCTGGAAAGAGAATACCGCGCTGGCACAGAAATCCAGTATCATATACGGCACTACCGCCAGCAAGCTGAAAAACCTGAAAAACACGGCGCTCATGTTCGCCCAGCGGATCGGTGACGACCTGAATCCAACCATCCAGCAGATCATTGATTCTGTGAATGGCCTTCTTGAGAAGTTCCTGTCCCTTGACGAGAGCCAGCGGCAGTCCATTGTGAAATGGGCCGCTTTTGCCGCAGCCATCGGTCCCGCCGTCCTGATCCTTGGGAAAGTGGTCGGTGCTGTCGGAAAGGTCTCCGGCGCTCTGGGTACCGCCTTTACCGCTATCGGAAAGTTCTCAGCGAAAGTAAGCATGGCTGGCGGTGGACTGGGCGGGCTGCTGAAAACACTGGTTTCTTCCAAGCTGGCGATGGTAGCCCTTGCCGCCGCTGTAGTGTACGGAGCCATTAAGCTGGTGGACTATGCCTCCGGCGCGAAAGCAGCCCGGGAAGCCCTCGAGGGCATGGCGAAAACAGCCAAATCGTGGAAAGAAACCGAAGCCGATACCTTCTACAGCCGGAGCAAGGGCCTGTCCTTCTTTGGAATGACGAAGGATGACTTTGTCCGCACCACGGCCAGCGCAAAAGAATGGCTGTCCGGCCTGACCAATGTCTGGTCTGACGGGCAGAAGGAAACGAATGAGATCGTTGAATCCTGGACGGAATCCTTCAAGAGCCTGACTGCCACGACCCGGGAATCCCTGCAGGAGATGAAGGATACAGCGGATGCCGCCGGGTATACATCCGTTTCGGATCAGCTGCAGGCGGACATCAAAACGCTGGATGCCATGGACAAGGAGATCGCGGCACTCCTGAAAAAGCGGAAGAACCGGAAACTGACAGAAAAGGACAAGGTTCGCCTGCAGGAGCTGATCGATACACGGGAAGCGATCGAGGTCAAGTACAAACTGACCGCCGCCGACACGGAAGGCTTCACGACCATCCGGAAAAAGGTGGAAGCGGAGATCGCCCGTGCGGAAGCCCGTGGGCAGGAAGTCAGCGGAGAGGTATATCAGGAGGCCATGGTAGCAGCTGCCGAAGGCATGGCCTCCGTCAACTCTGCCCTGGATACGCAGTATGATAAGGAATATGCTGTGATCCAGCTGATTGAGGATGCCACTGAACGGCAGGCCGCGCTGGATGCCCTGAACGCCAAGTACAATGAGGATCGCCGTGCTGCCGCGCTGGAATACGCCCAGCTTATGGCAGACATGGTGAATCCTGTCTGGCAGCAGGATAACGTTCAGGAAGCCAAAGGTCAGATCGGAGAACTGATGCAGCTGCTGCGGCAGTACAGCACAGCGAAAACCGACTCTGAGAAGAAGGCATTCCTGCCAGAACTGAACAAGCTGACTGCCAGTATGGACGAGGGTGCTTTGACGGAATATGTCAGTCTGCTTACCCAGATCCAGTCCCTGCTGGACAGCGGAATGTCCGAGGAAGAGGTTCAGGCCATGTTCCCGGACATCGACTTCACAACGGCGCTGGATCAGCTGGCGGCTATCCAGCAGTTCCTGAAGGATAACAAATGGGATACCAACCTGACCAGCCTAAACGAGATGTTCGGTGAAGCTGTCGGTGATGAAGTCCTGAAGATCACCACGGATCTGGACATGACCGGCGCGAAAGCCCGCTGGGAGGAATGGGCCAGCAACCCGGGTGCAATCACGACTGACGCGATCATTGCTGGATACTCCGAAGCGGAAAACGCTGAAAAGCAGCAGCCTATCGTGGAAGCCTTTGTGTCGAAATACACAGAGATTCCTGAAGGCGCGAACACCGCACAGCTGACCCCGGAAGGCATTCTGGCGTATGTGACGAAGTATGCCGAATCCACCACGGGCGTGGATGTTTCCGGCCTGAATCCCACCAATGTCACAGGCATTGTCAGCGCCTATAAGGAACTGGCCTCCGGTACGGATGTTTCCCAACTGAAGCCCAGTGAGATCACGGCCTATGTGTTCAAATACCTGGAGGAGAACGAGGTCGATACCACTGGTCTGACGCCTGACTCCGTTACCGCGACGGTCATGGCGTATGAGGAGATCACCGGCGGAGCTTCCACTGCGACTCTGAAGCCCTCGGATATCGTCGGCCTGATTGTCAAGTACGCTGAAGCGGAAAACGTGGATCTTTCCGCGCTGAACTCCGCCCAGGTCGAAGGTATTGTCACGAAGTTCTCTGAAGCAACCGGCTGTGACAAGTCGGAGCTGATGAAGGAATTCGTCGCCTATATCACGGAATACAAGGAAGCCAACGGTGTGAAAAAACCGACCCTGAATATGCAGGTCGGTCTGACCGGCTATGATATGCTGGCATACCGCCAGTGGCTGAAAAACAACAAAGTCGAGGTTGAAGGCATTGTCCGCCTGTCGGAAGCCTACGAGGATCCGACTGGTGCCCTGCATGACCCCGGGGTGAAGTTCTGGAAGGACGGACAGGAGATCCCGGTATCCGCTGTTACGGAAGACATGCTGAAACCGGAGGACGTCGCTGTTCTGGATAAGGACGGCACCATGCACGTCCTGATCACCGCCGAAGTGACCGGTGCACCGGAGGCAATCGCCGAAATGCGGGAACAGGTCGCTGAAGTGGATCAGCTGGGCATGACGGCCTTTGGCACAGCCATGACCGGAATCATGCCAGCGTCGCTTCTGGACTTTATCAAATCCGCAGAGCAGCGCATCAAGAACGCCAAAGGTGATCTGGATCAATGGTATAACTTCATTTATGGCGGGAACGAGGGAATCCTCCGGACGCTGGATCAGTCCATGCAGAGTGACTTCAACGCTGACAGGATGGCGCAGCTCTCCACCTATGTGGCAGAGGTTGTTGCCGCGATCAAAAACGGCGAGGAAGTCAGCCAGGAGGATATTGACAACCTGAACAAGATCCTGCAATTCGTACAGGATCTGGATTCCGTGGGTGTCGGCGGGAATGTCACCGCAGGCATTGCGGAAGGTATGACCGAAGCTGGGTGGGATACCACGGCTGAAACCGTAGCGGAGAATCTGGAGGAAGCCATCAACAGCGCTTTCATCATCGAGAGCCCATCCAAGCGTATGGAACCGACCGGTGAGTACGTTGCCGCCGGTATCGGTGAAGGCATGGCAGGTTATGACTTCACCACGGATGTGACTTCCATGGTCACCGCCCTTCAAACAGCAATGTCTGCCGTGCTCCCAGGATCGCTGAAATCCGTTGGTGTGAACGCCATGGCTGGCCTGAAGGAAGGAATCAACGCCGGGCGCTTCAGTGTGATCACTGCGCTGAAGTCTGCTGTACAGGCTGCTGTCACAGCGGCGAAGCAGGCCCTGAAGATCGCTTCTCCCTCTAAAGTCTTCCGGGACGAGATCGGCTCCATGACCATGAAGGGCTTTGGAGAAGGCATCCTGGAGGAGAGCAAGGTACAGGCGAAGATCGTGAAAAACGCTGCCCGCTACCTTACCGGGGAAGCGCAGGAAGGCGCGATCGCCTTTGGCTCCACGGATAACCGGAAGACCTATAACAACACTTCTTCCGTCAACCTGACGGGAAACAACTTCTATGTGCGGGACGAACAGGATATCCGCTCCCTGGCTGTCGAGATTGCCACCCTGACCCGCCGTCAACAGCGCGGCAGGGGCCTCCGGATGGCATAAACTCCTTGACTTTCAACGGGTTCAGAGGATATATGTTCCTACCAAACGCAAAGGAGGAAACCTTATGTTTTCTATGAGCATCCGGCCTGAAATCCTGAAAAGTATCCGGGAGAAGTATCCGCCCGGCACCGCTGTTGAGGTGGTGGAGTTCCATGACCAGTACCGGGACATCCCAGCAGGGACAAAAGGCCGGGTACTGGCGGTCGACGACACGGGCACGATCCACTGCGAGTTCGAGAACGGTGTATCGCTCGGAGCCCTCTGGGGGATTGACATCGTGAAGAAGATCGACTGAAACGACTGATCGGGAGGAAGCTGCCTGCGGGCGGCTTCTTCCTCTTTTTGGAGGTTATCCCATGACAGATTATTTTATCTGGAATGGTGTGGATTGCCGGACAAAAGGCATCCATGTGTCGGAACTGCCGCCGATCACCATTCCGCTGGAGCGGAGCACTCAGACGACTGTTCCGGGCAGGCCAGGAAGCCTGACACAGATCGAAGGCGATGACGTCTACGACGATATGATCCTGACAGCGACGTGCTTCATTGCTGATCCGGCACAGATCCCGGTGATCGCCGCATGGCTGAAGGGAAAAGGTACCGTGACCTTTGCCAACCGGACTGGCGGGCACTACAACGCCCGGATCGCCAACCAGATCCCCTTTGAGAAGGTTCTCCGGGGTAATCCGCACTGTTCCTTCGCTGTGAACTTCCGATGCTATCCCTTCTGGTACAAGGACAATGTATCGGATGTGACAATCAGCACATCCGGCGGCACAATCACCAATCCCGGCAGCGTTTATTCCGAGCCGCTCATCACGCTGACGGGTTCCGGGGATATCACGCTCATGGCTGGCACCACGATCGTGGAGCTGGCAGATATCACCACGGGCATTGTGCTGGACTGTGCCTTGAAAGAAGCGTACCTGGGAACGACTCTTATGAATGACCATATGTCCGGGGATTTTCCAATATTAAAACCCGGACTCAACGCAATCAGTTGGTCCGGGAATGTGATGAGCGTTGTCATTTCTCCGAGATGGCGGTACCTATGATGCCTCTCAACATTATGCCAAGAAAACTTGGCAAAAAGTGTTGACAAGTATACTTGGCAGTGATATATTATGTGCGCGCCAAGTACACTTGGCAGAAAGGAGCGCTATCATGAACAAAGAAGAGATTCTTGCAAAAAGCAAGCAAGAGAATCGTGGACAGGATATAGCAAATCTGGAGGTATCGAGGGCAAGCATGGTATTCGGATGGATCACCGCCGTATGTCTGCTTGCGCTTGTCGCTGTTGTGGAAGCGTTGGCATATGACCGAATGAATAACGGAATATTTTTTGCCGTCATGGCTGGGTGTTCCGCGATCTTTATCAATAAATACCTGAAGCTCCGTAAACAGCATGAGCTATATATATCCATTATCTATGTTTTTGCCACCATCGCATTTCTTGTTGCCTGGATTATCCAGCTGACGAAGTAAAGGAGATGGCAATATGGACGAGCAGTTGATTTTGAAAAACAAACTGAAGGAAATACGGGCAGAGAAAGGCCTGTCTCAGAGTGAGCTGGCTGAAATGGTCGGTGTTTCCCGTAATACAATCAGTTCGATAGAAACAGGTCAATTCTGTCCAACTGCGAAACTGGCATTAATCCTCTGTATTGCATTGGATAAGAAATTTGAGGATGTATTTTTCTTCTGATTTCAAAAACCTATACACAGCGTCGTCCACACGGGCGGCGCTTTCATTATGCCTTTAAGGAGGTGACTTCCCATGATCTGCGTTTATCCTGCTGACTGCACCGACTTCTCTACGAACGGTAACGGCACCATCGAGCCGACTTCCGCGCTGGTGACGGAAACCCTGAACGGAGAATACGAACTGCAGCTTGTACATCCGATCGATGAAGCGGGTAAATGGCAGCGACTGGTAGAAGGCTGTATCCTCCGTGCTCCTGTTCCTGCCGCAACAACTCCCCGGGTGCACTTCACCGCGCCGGGTGATGACAGCGGCACGGAGATCTACAGGATCAATACCGACTTTGCCGGAGCGGAAACCCGGAAAGGAACCCTAAACCTACGTGCTGGTCCCGGCAGGAACTATAAGATCCTCGCGGCCTACAAAAACACCCTGACCGTGCAGGTAATCGCGAAAACAAATGCCTCCTGGTACGAAGTGACCGCCCCTGATGGGAAGCACGGATACATGGACACCACCTATCTGGTATTCGATCATCAGGAAGGTTCCGCTTCTGAAGCTGTTTCCTCTGTGGTAGAGGAACGCCAGCTCCGGGACCAGCCTTTCCGGATCTATCGGATTGTTCCTGACCTGGATAAAATCACAGTGTACGCCCGGCATGTGTTCTATGATCTGCTGGACAACATGATCAAAAGCTACAAGCCTTCATCCTCTGCGGTGGGGGCTTCCGTTGTACAGACCGTATCTTCTTCCTGCCTGTCCGAGCATGACTTTACCTTCTATTCTGACCTGGACAGCACAGCGGAGGATGTGGAGTTTGAGAATGTGAACCCCGTGGACGCCATCCTCGGTGAAGGCGGTGTCGTGGAGAAATATGCCGGAGAGCTCACCCGGGATTGGTGGGATGTTTTCGTCGTGAAACGGGTTGGACAGGACAGCAACGTACAGATCCGGCAGGCGAAGAACCTGCTGGGCATCTCCTATGATATCGACCTGACCGACGTAGTCACCCGGATCATGCCGACCGGTGAAGACGCTGACGGGAACGTGCTGTATCTGCCGGAACTGTATATCGACAGTCCGCTGATCGATACCTACACCCATCCGAAATGGATTCATCTCCCGGTTTCCGAAGCCAAGGAAGATACTGACGGCGATGACGCAAAAACCAAAGCGGAGTGCTATACCCTTATGCGTGATGCGGCACAGGCCCAATTCGATGCCGGGTGTGATGTTCCGACTGTCACGCTGGACGTCAGTTTCATCAACTGCGCCGAAACGGAAGAATATGCGGAATACGGTTTCCTGCAGAACATCTTCCTCGGTGATGCTGTCAGGGTGATCGCACCTCGGATCGGGGTCTGGGTATCCATGCGGATGACGCAGTATACCTATGACTGTTTGACCCGGAAATACACTCAGATGACCCTCGGCACAGTAGCGGATACCGTGGAGGGAAATACGATCTCTGCCCGGCAGCTCCCCAGCGGGATCATCACGGGAAGCAAACTGGCAATCAACTCTGTCGGCTCCGGTGCCCTGCAGAATGGTTCCGTCGGCTCTCTGCAGATAAAGATGGCGGCGATTGAAACTGCCCACATCGAGGATGCGGCAATTACCAAAGCCAAGATCGGACAGGCCGCGATCGGCACGGCCCAGATCGAGGATGCCGCTGTTACAAAGGCGAAGATCGGCAACGCTGCCATTGGAACCGCCCAGATCGAGGACGCTGCCATTACGCAGGCCAAGATCGGACAGGCGGCGATCGGTACTGCCCAGATTGAGGACGGCACGATCACTTCGGCGAAAATCGGCTCTGGAGAGATTCAGACTGCCAATATTCATGACGGCGCGATTACTCACGCCAAAATCGGACAAGCAGCCGTGGAGACTGCCAACATCAAAGACGCTGCTGTGGACACGGCACAAATCAAAGATGCCGCGATCACCAATGCCAAAATCGGCGGTCTGGCTGTGGGTACGGCTAATATACAGGATGCGGCAATCGTTGCGGCAAAGATACTTGACGGTGAAATTGTCACTGCGAAGATCGCCCAACTGGCAGTGACAGAAGGCAAGATCGCTGACCTGGCTGTCACCACGGCGAAGATCGCTCAGGCGGCAATCACCAACGCCAAGATCGCAAACGCGGCTGTAGACACAGCACAGATCGCTTTGGGTGCGATCACAACCGCGCTGATCGCGCAGGGTGCTATCGGTACCGCCCAGATCGCGGACGCTTCCATTACCGCTGCGAAGGTTGTCTCTCTGAACGCTGACGTTATCACTTCCGGCACGCTGGCCACAGAGCGCCTGATCATCACAGGAGCGAACGGGATCATATACGAGATCAACGCTGAAGCGTCTGGCCTTTCTGTACAGGAGCTTCAGGACCAGAAATACCAGGAGCAGATCAACGGCACGGTCATTGTTGCACGGTCGATCACAGCACAGCAGATTGCTGCCGCTACAATTACCGCAAACGAGATCCTTGCCGCCACGATTACCGGTGATAAGATTGCCGCAGCGACCATTGAGGGCAGCAACATCAAAGCCGGAGCCATCACGACGAGTCACGTTTCCTCCAACTTTGGCCAGACCCTTGACCTGTCCAGCAATACCGGGATCAACCAGACTGTTCAGCAGATCTATACGGATATGAATGCTGCCATTGCGGCAGCGGGTGGCGGGGAGATCATTGTCGGCACTCAGGTTTCCAGTACCAGCGCGTGGACCGGTGTGGCGTCTTTCTCCCAGCTTACGGACGGACAGCAGATCGTATACTGGCTGCCTGTCGCGCCAACATCCTCAAACGTCACGCTGGAACTGACATTGTCAGATAATTCCACGACCGGCGCAATTCCGGTGTATTACAGCGGCACAACCCGGCTGACGAACCATTACGCTGCCGGTAACGCCATCCGGCTGATCTATAAGGTGAATGCCCCGATTGACGGAAGCACCTATACCGGCTGGTGGGCAGACGCCAATTACGACAGCGGCAATACCTATGACCGGATCAAGTTCGGCAATTCCGTCGTCTGCAAGCAGAATATCACGTGGGCCATGCTTATCGTTGGTGATGACACCGGGTACTGGAACCTTGCTGGCGGCAGTGTTTTCAATGTCGACCATCCGATCCTGTATCCTTCCTCCAACGGAGCGGCGGGATATTACCTGTCCAATGTGTACCTCTGCTATCCGACCATCAGCCTGCGGACGGTGACCGGCGATAGTTCCTTTGCTGTCACAGCCCGAAAAACAGTGTACCTGGTCGGAACTCTGAGCGGAAAAATGTTCACGGTACGGGGCACGAACTGGCTGACGACAAATCCAACGGATGATACCGAAACGCTATCCTTCATTTCCCTCGGGTATATGTACAACACTTACCAGATGTACCTGTACCCGGAGCATCCAATCTACCGGATGAAGAATGGTGTACTGACCGCTGTTTCCCAGATGGCGTATGAGGCCTATGAGGCCATCGACAATCTGGAGATCGGCGGCAGGAACTACCTGTTGAAGTCCGGGGATGAAGCGGTTACCAGTAATGACCTGATCGTCCGGTATGCCCTTTCCGAACCGATGGTAGAAGGCGAAGTATACACGCTTACTTTGTGTGTTTCTTCGTTGGATCTGTCCGAGATTGACGTCTATACGGCTGATGGGCATGTTCTACTTGAGAGCATCAGCCTTGATACTTCAGCGACTTCGGAAATCGTGCATGCCACCTTCATGGCGGAGTACACCACCGGGTATACCCCTGAGGATGATCCGAACAACGCTGATATTCTGATCAAACGTTCTCCGACAGGAATGAGCTCTCCGGAAGACTTCACGATCCATTGGGCAAAGCTGGAGAAAGGCAACCGGGCAACCGACTATACTCCAGCGCCTGAAGATACAGACGAGGCGATGGAACTGAAGCTGGCTTCTGTCCGTGCCCAGATCAGTACGGAAGCGGACAGTATCCGGCAGGAGGTTCAGGCGAACTACGCCCTTGCCAGCGATATGTCGCAGGTCAGGACACAGCTGAGTACCCTGTCCGAGCAGACGGAGGATAACTTCACTTGGTCCGTGACAAGGATCAACCAGCTGGAGGAAGACCTGGAGAATGCCCATGAGGCAACGGAAGAAGAACTGGCCATCATCCGTACCTACATGACCTTCGGGGATAACGGCCTGATCATTGGGAAAACCGGAAACCCGTTTACCTTCCGGGTTGTGAATGACAGGCTGGCATTCTACATGAATGACACCGAGGTCGCTTATCTGAGCAACAACAAACTGTATGTCACACAGGCCGAGATCCTGACGAAGCTGATCATCGGTAAGTTTGCCTTTGTCCCGCAGACGAACGGCAACATGTCCATTGTTTACAACGGGTAATACCGGGAAAGGAGAAGCCCATGGCAACGACTGTCAATTATTCCGCGACGCTGGTCACTCGGAAAACCAATTATTCCTCGAACGGCAGCTCAAACAGCGCGGCGCAGGAATTCTATGAAGCCGGTTCAAACAACGTTGGTATCATCTGCTTTTCCGGCATGAACCTTGCGAATAAGGTCATACAGGAAATCATCTTCACCATTACGGCAAAGAAAGCCGGTTACGGCGAAGGCAGCACGAAAACGGTATATCTCCGGAAGGCAAACTACCAGAACAGTATTGCCTCCGGGGTGACCGGTTCCGGCTATGTCGCTGATGCGCTGGGAACCTTCACCGGGCACTTCTACGGCAATACATCAGCCTATGAGCTGACCGGATCGCTGTACAACGCCGTCGCGGCTTATCTTGCTGCCGGGAACAACACGTTCACGATTTACAATCCCAACCCCAGCGCGTCGGCACAGGGCTATTCCTATAACTACCTGTCCTGGTCGGATGTCGTCATCACGGTGACGTATGAGGAAGCAGCCTCCCAGCCGAGCACCTCTGCCGCAACAGTCGCCATGGGTAGTGCAGTAACAATCTATACCAACCGCCCGAGTTCCGCTGTGACACACACAATATCCTACTGGTTCGGGAATACCAGCGGTGCGATCGCGACGAATGTCGGGGCTTCCGTTTCCTGGACTCCGCCTTTGTCGCTGGCAAGCCAGATCCCGAATGCCACCAGCGGCGTGTGCACGATCACCTGTAACAGCTTTGTCAATGGAACGCTAACGGGAACACGAACGTGCACGATCACACTCACTGTCCCGTCAAGCGTTGTTCCGACCATATCCGCTGTAGCAGTGGACGATACGAACAGCACAGTTAAAACACGGATCGCAGCTTACGTGAAGAGCCTGAGCAAGCTGTCTGTGTCGATCACGGCAGCAGGTGCCCGGGGCAGTACCATTTCTTCTTACCGCACAACACTGGATGGCGTGACCTATACAGCGGCATCTTTCACTGCGACGAAAGTGCTATCGGCGGCTGGTTCCCTGACGCTTACGGTCACGGTTACGGACAGCCGTGGCCGGACAGCAACATATAGCACCACCATCACGGTGCTGGATTACGCCTATCCGTCGATCAGCCGTTTCACTGCCGAGCGCTGCAACAGTGGCGGCACAGCGGCACAGGTGGACGGCAACAAAGTCCGGTATAACCTGACAGGCAGTGGCTCCGCACTGAATAACCGGAACACACTCACCTGCACCGTCTATTACAAGCTGTCGACAGCATCGGCATGGACGCAAGCGGAGACTGTAACGCATTCTTCCTATGCTCTCAGCCAGACGAACAAGCTGATGAGCCAAACCTTTGATCCTTTGTACAGCTACAATTTGAAGGTTACGGTTTCGGACTACTTCTACTCAGTGGAGCAGATCATCAGTATCGGCACGAAGCAGGTGTTGCTGGACTTCCTTTCCAACGGCAACGGCATCGGTATTGGGAAGGTTGCGGAAACTAATGGCTACATCGACTGCGGCTGGCCGCTGAAGCTGAGCACACCGCTGGCAATTGCTTACGGAGGCACGGGCTCGGTGAATGCCAATGCGGCGATCGCCAATCTCGGCGGCGTGAAGAAGTCCGGGGATACCATGACCGGAAACTTGAACATTCAGGGAACCCTGTATCCGTCACTGTGCCTATTGCCGACACAGGACGGCCAGACGAACCGGATCGTGTTCGAGGGCAGTTATGTGGGTGCGGCATCCTTTGCCGCATGGGAGGACAGCACCGGCAATAATCGCCGGATGCTGGAAGTCCGGACAAAGGCCTATGCGGCCAGTCTGGACAATGCGGTGATGGTCCGTGTCTGCGATGGCGGTACCTGGGGAAACTACCGGGTCTATCATGAGGGCATGGAAACCGTGATTCCGCTTTCAAAGGGAGGAACAGGCGGTACTTCCGCAGCGACAGCCCGGTCGAAAATCGGAGCCAACAATGCCAGCAACCTGACCACAGGCACACTGCCAGCGGCACGGCTGCCTTTCAAAATCCAGTATGGGCAGACCAGCGTGACCGGTGTTGCGTGGACAACGGTTAGCCTGACAGCCGGGTTTACCGCAACCCCGACGATCATTGTGTCGTATGCTGGCAACCCAACCTCCAGCGGTATTGCGGTGCTGAAAACCGGAAGTGAATCCACGACCAGCTTCCAGGTCTGTATGGCTGGATCCTCCGGTTCCGGCACACGGAAAGTGAACTGGATCGCGATCGGTACCTGATGAATCACCGCCTTGTCCACCCAGGGCGGTTTTTTCATATCAAAAAATAAGGAGGAAGATCCAATGCGTGATTTTTCGATTGACCTGATCTGGGCAAAGATTCAGGTGGCCATCACCGCTGTGGGCGGATGGATTGGCTGGTTTCTGGGAGGTGTGGACGGTATGCTGATTGCCCTGATTGTGCTCATGGCGCTGGATTATCTCTCTGGCGTTATGTGCGCCATCGCGGATAAGAAGCTGTCCAGCGCCGTTGGCTTCAAAGGCATCTGCAAAAAGGTGCTGATCCTGATGCTGGTCGGAGTGGCCAACATCATCGACGTACACGTGGTCGGAACCGGGGCTGTCCTGCGGGGAGCCGTCATCTGCTTTTACCTGAGCAATGAAGGCCTGAGCCTGCTGGAGAACGCTGCCTACCTGGGACTGCCTATCCCTGACAAGCTCCGGGAGATCCTTGCCCAGCTGCACGAACGTTCCAAGAAGGAAGCCGAGCCGACCGATAAGGGCGAAGGTGATCAGGATGCTTGATGCGAAAAAGCTGATCGCCTCCGTAGAAGAATGCCTCGGCTGGCCCTATGTCTCCCCGGGAACAAACGATTCCCGGGGGATTGACTGTTCCGGCCTGTTCGTGAAGGCATACCGGGACCAGGGTGACAGCATTTATCACGGCAGCAACACGATCTACAGGAAATACTGCTCTGAAAAGGGCAAACTGACGAACGTTTCCCAGCTGAAGCCCGGTATGGCAGTATTCAAATGGAACGCGAACACCCCGGAGAAGTTCGATGACGGCCTCGGCGATTTCCAGCACATCGGCCTTGTCACCAGTGTGAATCCGCTCCGGATTGTCCACGCTTCCTCTGCTGCCGGGTGCGTCACGACCGATACGAAGCTCGGGAAATGGGCATACTGGGGCTGGCTAAAGGATGTAGCCAAGGGTGACAGCCTGCCGCCCACTCCCGCTGAACCGACGGAAGGAGATGAAGAACCTATGGCTGAATTCGCCACTGTGATCGCGGATAGCGGTTCCACAGTGAACATGCGCACGAAGGCAAAGAGCACGGCTGCCCTGGTGGAGCGTGTGCCTCTCGGTGCCCGGGTAGAGGTTCTGGGAACCTGTGGCTCCTGGACAAAGGTGAAGTTCGGTTCTCGAACTGGCTACATGATGACGAAGTTCCTGATCGCAGAGGGCGACCAGGAACCTGACGAGGATCTGACACTTGAAGAACGGGTCACCCGGCTGGAAAAGCGGGTGGCCATGCTGGAAGCATACGATGACGCGGTCGGATGACTGCCTGGCCTTGCAGAACAATCTGCAGGGCCGTTTTTTTATTTTTCACTATTGACAACGAATTATGTATGACATATAATTTGCTGTGCAAGCGGTTGCATGATTTCGCGAGGGAGGTGGATGAAGATGGCAGTCACAATCAGTGATGTGGCGAAGCTCGCTGGTGTCAATTCATCTACCGTGTCCCGTGTTATAAATGGAAAAGCCTCTATTACTCAGGAAACAAAAGATCGGGTTCATGCGGCTATGAAAGAACTCGATTTTCATCCGAACTCACTGGCTAGAAGCCTTGCCAGCGGGTTGTGTGGTGCTATTGGGGTTGTTGTTGACGCACGTGATGCAGAAGCTTTCAGCAACTTCTTCTTCAGCCGAAGCCTTTTTGCGATTGAGCAGGTGGCTCAGGAAAAAGGATATCAGGTTATTATCGCAAATGGTGCACAAAGCAAAGGACGGACCATTGAGAACCTGATGAAGGAACGGAAAGTTGACGGGCTGATTCTTCCCCCAACAACAGTCAATCCTTCCCTGATGGAGACAATCGGTGATTTCCCCTATGTCGTTCTAGGAACACCTGATACTCTGCGCGGCGCAACCTGCTGGGTCGATAATAATAATGAGCAGGGATCAGATCTGGCGGTTCATCATCTTCAAGAACAGGGTTATCAGCATATTGCTTACCTTGGTGGAAATCAGAAACGCGGTTTTACCATTCGCCGGGTTCGCGGCTACAAGAAAGCAATTACCGGTGGGGAACTTGTTATTCCTACAGATGGAACAACTGAAAACGCCTATTCTGCAGTGCTGGAGATTCTGGAAAAGAAAGATCGTCCGGATGCATTTGTCTGCAATGATAATATGGCCGCCTTTGGTCTGCTAAAGGCTTGTAGAAAACTTAAGATTCAGATTCCATCTGAAATGGGAATCGTTGCTTTTGATAATTATCCTCTTGCAGAGTATACTGATCCGCCTCTCACGATTGTTGATATTGATACCGGTATGCTAGGAGATCAGACGGCACAATTACTGTTCCGTAGAATTGATAAACGGTGTGGGAATCAGCAAATTATGCTTTCCACGAATTTGATTGTCAGAGAATCATCAGAAAGGCTGGCGAAATAAGATGAAAACATCTGCCATACGGCACCTTTCTTTTTACCCGTTCGTGCAACCGCTTGCACGGAACCGCGCTCAATTTATGCTCGATGCTGCATATCGGGATCTCTCTGACGTAGAATTGATTTGGTGGAAGAGAACAAGTCCCGAAACCCGGCACACAGTTCCTATGGCAGTCAGGTATGAGGATCGTAATATTACACAGTGGACAGCGTGTGCTGATTTTTCAGAAGAGGCCCACTATATCAAATATGCCTTCAAACTAACAGATACAGAAGGAAAAATATGCTGGCTGAACTCTTTGGGTGTTCAGGATACGTTTATTTTGGAAGGAAGCTACGAAATCCTTCAGATCAATGATACAGACATCGTCTCTGTTCCGGAATGGACAGAAGGATGCATCTATTATCAGATTTTCCCGGAGCGTTTTGCCAAAGGATCTGAAGAAAGGAATGACCTTGCAGCCTGGGATTCTGCCCCCACGCGTGACAACTACATGGGAGGAACGCTGTCCGGAATCACTGACAAGATTCCATACCTGAGTGATTTGGGCGTGGGATGTATTTATCTGAATCCAATTTTCCTGGCGGATTTTAATCACAAATATGCCACTACGGATTATTTCCAGATCGATCCGTTGTTTGGAACAGAACAGGATCTGATTTTTCTGGTTGATATAGCTCATCGGAACGGAATCAAAATCATTCTTGATGGCGTTTTCAATCACGTTGGTATTCATTTTGCACCCTTTGAAGATCTGGTTCGAAATGGCGAAGACAGTCAATACAGGGAGTGGTTCTATCCCAAACGCTTCCCGATTGAAAACACACCGGAATGCTATGAATGTGTGGGCGATTATCCATACATGCCGAGGCTGAACGGTGCTAATTCGGATGTCAGAAAATATGTACGGGATGTCCTTCTGTACTGGCTGGATCATGCCCATATTGACGGATGGCGCTTTGATGTTGCGGATGAACTGGATCGTCATGCTGTCACCTGGTGGCGGGAAGAAGTCAAGAAGAAATATCCGGATGCAGTTCTCCTGTGCGAAACATGGGGAGACGCATCAAACATGCTTGGGCCGGATGGCTTCGATTGTGCCATGAACTATCTGTTCAGGGACACGATGATTGACTATTTTGCACATGGCTCGATTACTGAAAGTATTTTTAGTAATCGTCTGATGAACATGCTGATGCGTTATCCGGATCAGATGAATATGGCTATGTATAACTGCCTTGGCAGTCATGACACAGCGCGTTTCCTGACAGAATGCGGGAATGAAAAATGGAAATTGAAACAGGCGATGGCATTTCAGATGCTCTTCCTTGGTTCGCCTGCAATTTATTATGGCGATGAACTCGGTATGACCGGCGAAAATGATCCCGGTTGCCGGGGAGGAATGATCTGGGAACACCCGGATCAAAACCTGCTCACCTGGGAAAAGGAACTGGTGCAGGTTCGAAAAGAACATGAGGCTGTCCGAAAAGGATCATATGAACCGCTGATTACGGACGATCAGACACATCTGTTCGCTTTTAAGCGTTCTTTGGGCTCTGATTACGTGATTGCTGTATTTAACTCGGGCGAAACTTCCCATCATCTGGACTTCACGGAAGCGGAGGAATCAGTCGACGTTCAGCCGCATTCCGTTAAGATCATAACGAAATCTTAAGGAGGAAGATCCCATGCGTACCCGTACCAAATTGCTGGCTGCACTGTTGGCATGTCTGATGATCCTGACCGTTGGTTCTGCCTTCGCTGAGGGCGAAACTGTTACGATCAATTTCTGGCATCATTACAGCGCTCAATCTGCTGAAAACGAAACCCTGATGAATGTCCTGATTCCTGCTTTTGAAGCTGAAAATCCCGGAATCAAAGTGAACGCTGTCTCTCATGAATGGGCCGAACTGCATGACAAGGTGCTGGTCAGCGCAAAGAGCAACGCGCTGCCTGACGTGGCCCGTTGTGACATTGCCTGGCTGCCCGAATTCCAGAAGATGGGCATCCTGGTAGCCCTTGATGAAGAAATGCCCGATTTCGCCGAGGTAAGCGGCAAACTGCTTGACAGCGCCATGTCCACCAGCGTGATTAGCGGTCATAACTATGCTCTGGCTCTGAATACGAACAGCAAGATCGTATTCTACAACAAAGCCATGCTGGAAGAAGCCGGAGTACAGGTTCCCACTACCATGGATGAGTGGGTTGAAGCCGTGAAGAAGCTGTCTGGCGAAAACGCCAATGGTCAGCAGGTCTGGGGCTGGAACGAGCCTGCTCTGGCTGGCTGGAACATCTGCCCCTTCATCTGGAGCTTTGGTGGAAGCCTGACGAACGAAGATCAGACTGTAGCAACCGGCTACATCAATGGACCCGCTACTGTTAAAGCTGTTGAAACCTTTGCTGAACTGGTAAAAGAAGGTGGCATCACCGGGTTCAATTCTGGTGATATCCCCATGACGGATGGTTTTGGTACTGGCCGTTATGCCATGATGCTTGAAGGCCCCTGGAAGTCTGCTGAACTGGCCGGTGCATACCCGGATGTTGCCTACGGCACTGCGCCGATTCCCGCCGGTGAAGGTGGAAGCATTTCCGTACTGGGCGGCGAAGACATCGCTATGTTTAATTCCGCGAATAAGGAAGCTGCCTGGAAGTTCATGCAGTTCATGACCAGCGAATTTGCTGAGACTGAGATGGCCAAGTGCGGACAGATTCCCGTAAACAAAGCTGCTCTGGAAAGTGAAACTGTGAAGGCTGCGGATTATGCTCCTTTCATTGAGGCGATCCAGACCGCAAAAGCCCGTCCTACAGTCGCTGCCTGGAGTGAGATGGACAACGATCTGACGGTTGCTATGACCGCTGTTGTGACAGGTGAAAAGACTGCTCAGGAAGCCATGGATGAGCTGGCTGCTAAGTGGGATGAACTCCTGAAATAACCATTGACCCTGTGGCGGGGCAGGCTATCTGCTCCGCCACACTTTCCGGAGATGAGTACATGATCACAAAATCCCGTTTGAATCGAACTCAGCTGATCGCCTTGCTTTTGCCAGGCCTTTTGCTGTTTGCTGCCTTCACGGTATATCCGATAATCCGCCTGTTCTGGATGAGCCTGTGTGATATGAGCTTCTCCTCAATGCTTACACAGCCTTTCAACGGGATCGAAAACTATAAAGAAGTATTTCAGGATCAGACTTTCTGGACGGTGTTTGTAAACAGTATCGTTTATACACTCATCACTGTTCCAGGGCAGATGGCAATCGGTCTGCTTACCGCGATTCTGCTGAACGGGATCAAACGATTCAGCGTAACATTCAGAGTGATCAACTATCTTCCGGTTGTTACATCATGGGTAATCGCTTCATTGGTATTCCGCTATATTTTCAACACGGAAGGACTCCTGAACTATTTCCTGTGGAAGGTTGTCGGAATAACCTCATCAAACATACGTTGGCTTGATACTCGCTGGGGCGGGATCAGTGTGGCTATGATTCTGGGCATTTGGAAAGGCATCGGCTGGAATATGGTTATTTTCCTGGCTGCTCTGCAGCAAGTGCCGCAGGATCTTTATGAAGCATCGGAGATTGATGGATGCGGGGCATGGGGCAAATTTGTTCACGTCACACTGCCCGGTATAAAGGGAACAATATTGTTTGCATTGATCGAACTGACAATCGGTGGATTTAACGTCTTTACTTCAATCAAAATGATTACTGGAGGAAAACCGGCACATCAAACCGATACTCTTCTAACCTGGATGTACTATAAAGCATTTAGCACCGGCAAGTTCGGATACGCAGCGGCTCTGAGTTTTGTGATGGCATTTAGCCTTGGCCTGTTGGCGATCGTGCAGTTCCGTATGATGCGGAACCGTGATAATTAAGGAGGTGCCGTCGTGAAAAGCCTGAATGGAGTGAAAATCCGAGGCATGATCCTACGGTATTTCCTTCTTGCACTGGGAACTGTAATCTTTACTTTGCCGATGATCTATATGATTTCGACATCACTGCGTCCTAATGGTGCGCTTTATGAATATCCTCCTCGCTTCTTCCCCAAGTGGGAAGCCCTGACGCTGGAGAACTATGGATATATTCTCAACCAAAGCAAATTCTATGTGAACTTTCTGAATTCAGCTTTTGTTTCACTATCTACGATCACTCTGGCAGCAGCAGTCTCTTCCGCGATGGCGTTTGTCCTTGGAAAATTCAAACTGAAGGTAAACAAACTTATCTTCGGTTTCATCATTCTAACCATGATCATACCCGGTACAACAATGATCGTTCCCCAGTTTGAACTGGCGACAAAACTGAATCTTGTAAATCAGTTGTGGGGATTGATTCCGTTTTATGTGGCATGGGTAATTCCGTTCTCCACCTTCATGATCAAGGGCTTTATGGAGAATATTCCCGGCGAGATCATGGAGGCATCCTGGATTGACGGGGCAAGTGTATGGACAGTCTATACCAGAATTGCCCTTCCGCTTGCTTCTCCGGCCATTGCCTCTGTCAGCATTTTTAACTTTTTGACCGCATGGGAAGAATATCCGTGGGCCAACACAGTTATCAATGATACAAGTAAGAGAACGCTTCCTATTGCGATTGCGGGTTTCTTTGGTCAACATCAGTTTACACAATGGGGATATGTATTTGCTATGTCGGTTCTGACATTGATTCCTGTTGTACTGATCTTTATCCTGTGCCAGAAGTTCTTCGTGCAGGGGTTGACTGCTGGAAGTGTAAAAGGTTAAGGATACTGCGGTCGGCTAACCGTCAGGCCTTGTGGAGTTGAATCCATGGGGCCTCTTTTTTCGTTTTGGGGAGAAATACAGTGCTATATCTTTCATTTCTAATCCTGTTTTTCTGATATGCACTGCTTTATCCTATAACCGTACCGAATGACCGGTACATACGAAACGACAAAACGGAGGAAAGAAAAATGCTGCGTCTGCTTGGTATCCTGACCCTGGGGAACATGATCTTTGGTGGCCACCGCTGCCATTGCCATCATCACCGCCATGGCAGCTTCCTGGGCAGAGGCCTTCTGCTCGGAACGCTGCTCGGACTGTTCGTGAGCCGTGCGAATCAGACTCGCACCGAGGAGGAGGTATAACAGTGTTTGACATGAATAAGAGCGTTGATCGCCGCCAGGTACTGACTGTACTTGGAATTATCCTGATTCTCTCCTGCATCCCGACTTTTCTGGTACTGTTTACTCAGCTTGCCGGGAGAATGCTTCCCAGCATCCTGATCGGTATAGCTTTGTACTTCATCTTTCTGCGGAAGAAATAATCCGCACCCGTAATAACAGAAACGGGGACAGGCTTTCACATATGGGGCAGGATCCGTTTCCTGCCCTGCCTTTGTTTTGAGAGGAGACGTAACTCATGAAGAAGATCTTCAGTCGCCCGAGCATCTTGCCGGATCGCACGAACCATTATGATGAGCACGGACATAAAATTGGTTACAGCCGCCCCAGCTTATTCGGCACTTACACCAACCATTATGATGAGCATGGCCATAAAGTAGGACACAGCCGGGAAGGCTTGTTCGGAGCAATCCATTATGATGAAAGTGGTCACAGGGTTGGCAGATCCCATGAAAGCATTCTGGGTTATCAGAACCATTACGATAATCATGGCCATAAAGTCGGATACACCCGAGATACGCTGTTGGGGAAGACCACTCGAATAAAGAAATAAACGGCTATCTGGATCAAATCCGGTAGCCGCTTTTGTTGTTTAGCCAGAAATCATTTTTTCAATAAAAACGGGGACTTGCCTGATCAATGAACTTTATTATCTATCAGGTTGATTGGCGCTCAATAATCTTTGGTATTGTACAGTAGCTTTGTGTTTGGAGCTCAGGCATTCGGATTTTTCGAAGAATAAAGCGAGCTGCTTCCTGTCCCATGTCGTACATATCTGCCTCAATAGCAGTTAGCTGTGGTTGGGTAAGCATAGCAAAAGGATAATTATCAAAGGTCATAATCGCAATATCCTTTGGGACCTGAAGACCTTTATGTCTTATCACCTGCAGGCAAGCCATAGCCAGATAATTGTTTGTGCAAAGCAGAATATCCGGTCGTTCCGGCATTGACAGACATTGTTCAGCTAACAGCAATCCGGATTCATATGTGCTGTCTCCGTATAATGTCGTAAAGGTGAGTTCCTCTTCCTCAAACATCTGAAGCATGCCATTTCTACGGGCGGCTGAAATCTTGTCGGTTTCCTTTTCGCCCATGAGATATACCATATGGCGATATCCTTTATCCAAAAGATAACTTGCTGCTTTTTGCCCCGCTTGTTCATGGTTCACATCCATCCAGCTGATCGATGTGGAAAAATCCGGTTTTCCGATAACAAGATGAGGTAAAGAAAGATGACTAAGCATTCCAGCCAGAGGCTTGCTCAGGATTGCCGCATGAATAATGACGCCATCTGCCTGTTCCTGAATCATCATTTCACGGATCATCTGTGGGGCATCCTTTGTTGTCGCGTGCTTTATCAGCATAGCATAGTTTTTTTCATCCAGATATTGAGAAATCCCCGTCATTATTTCAAACATATGCGGGTTTTCAAATGCAACGTTCCTGTGCAGATCTGTGATGAATAATACGCTACCGCTTCTTTGACGGGCAAAGCTGCGTGCACGGGCATTAGGTCGATAATCCATTTTTTCTGCTAATGACAGGATACGAGCCTTTGTTTCTTCTGAAACAGCATAATGATCGTTCAGTGCCCGTGATACCGTTGCAATAGATACCCCTGCCGCTTCTGCCAGGTCATAAATCGTGCTTGCCATGGTTCACGCTCCTTGTAACAACGTAACCCTTTGGCATAAGTAAATCACACGTACAGTTCTTTTTCAATAGAACATCACCTGAAGCAGACAATGCAACGGAAGAATTACCCGGATTGACAGCAATCTCAATACGCTCGTCATTCCATTTCCGTGCATAGCGGAATAACATCCCGGTTGCTTCTATTGTTTCAAATGCACCATGAGTCAGCGCTTTATTATCTTTCCGCAGGGCAATGAATTTTTGATAGATCTCTGACAGCGAAGAATGATCGTTCCATGGCATTGGCATCCGGTATTCTTTTTCTGTCATGCCTGTCATTCCTTTTTCATCTCCATAGAAAACACAAGGCATGCCGATGAATGTCATCTGAAAAAGAATGGCCAGTTCCATTTTGTCGAGGTCTCCCTGGCAAAGTGATAAAAACCTGCAGGTGTCATGTCCGTCCAGGAGATTCAGCTGGGCCGGAAGCATCTGTTTTTTGTACCGCATCAGCAGACTGGACAGTCGGAAATCAAACTCCGGTGCGGTCAGGATATTCTCCGCAAAATACTGCGTGCAGAATCTGCGGAAATCATAGTTCATTGCTCCATCAACCATATCCCCGGTCATATAGTGCTCAGAGTTCTCCCATATTTCTCCGATAATCACTGCCTCCGGCTTTTCGCTTTTGACTGCCTGCCTGAAAGCACGAAGAAAGCCATCATCCACTTCATTGGCCACATCCAGCCGCCAGCCATCCACATCATACTCCCGAATCCAGAATCGTCCTATATCGCAAAAGTAATCCCGGAGTGATGGACAGGCGGTATTCGTTTTGGGCATGTTGGCCACATATGCAAAACAGGTATAAGCCGGTTCCGCTTTCCCCTGTGGCAGTATCAGCGGCTCTGGAAGACTGTAAAACCATTCGTAATATGGGGATTCTTTTCCGTTTTTCAGCACATCCTGAAATGAAAAATGATTCCAGCTGACATGGTTGAAGACGCCGTCAACAATGACCCGAATACCTTTTTCATGTGCTTCCTGTACCAATCTACTGAAGTCCTTATCCGTGCCAAAGCAGGGATCAATATGTTTATAATCCATCAGGTCATATTTGTGATAAGCACCTGCAACAAAAGTTGGATTCAGGTAAAGGCAGTTAAATCCAAGTCTTTTGATATAATCCAGGTTTTCGCGGATACCGTTGATGGTTCCCCCGTAATTTGTGACAGATGAAAATCCATTATAGGATTCTGCTTTTCCCACTTTGCTTATGTGCTCTTTTCCGTCCGCAAAACTGTCAGGGAAAATATTATAAACCACAGCATTCTTAACCCATTCGGGTACAGATGCCAAATCTGCTTTATGGTTGAAAGGATACTGGAAGAATTCACTGCGCTCAATGTGAGCATCCTTTTTCTCAAAGCATTCTCCCGCATAGCGGCATTGTATATGTCCGTCATCAAGCAGGAAGTAATAAGCGATTCGTTCCCATTCCGTTTCCAGAATGATTTCATACCAGTCATATAACAGGTCCGAACGCACCATCGGCATGTTCAATGCTGTAAACGACAATTCGGGTGCCATATCAGCACGATCAGCATAGAAAAACGTTACCTGCTTCAAGTCACCTTTGCCGGTCCGCAAGCGAAAGACAAAATGCGTTTCATCGAGTGGATGCGCATATTCGCTCATGGGCCTGTGGAGGATGGAAGCATAGTTCATAATGATTTATCCTTTCGTAGCGCCGCCGGTCACACCGGCAACATAGTATTTCTGCAGGCGGATAAATAACAGGACGATCGGAATAGCCACTACAACAGAACCCGCACAGAACACAGTGTAATACTGATAGATGTTGGCCTTATCAACCATTGTATAAAGGCCTTTGGCAACCGTGTAGTTGTTGTAATTGTCCTTCATGATCACGGAAACAAAGATGAAATCCACCCACGGAGCAATGAAGGCGTTGATCGCGGTGTTTACTACAATGGGCTTGGAATTCGGCAGGATGATCTTCCAGAAGATGGTATGTCTCGATGCCCCGTCCAGTGTGGCTGCTTCGTCCAGGGACTTCGGAATCGTATCAAAGAACCCCTTGGCTATGTAGTAATTCAGTGCCGCGCCGCCAGAATACACAAGAATCAGAGCAAGGAGTGTTTGATCCAGTCCGATTGCTTTCATAAAATGATAGATGGCAATCATGCTCATGAAGCCCGGGAACATACCCAGAATCAAGCAGATATTCATGATTGTTTTCCGGCTTTTAAAGCGGAGCCGGGAATAAACATATGCAACCATCAGTGTTAAGATGGTTGTTATCACGCAGCAGCATACCGCCACGAACAGGGTGTTCATAAACCAGCGGGGGAAATTGAACAGACGCGTATCGGTAAACAGCCGTGTGTAATTGTCAAAAGTAAATGCTTTGGGCCAGAGATAGGGCGTATAGGCTCCAGGCTCTTTTCGAAAGGAGGAAATCAGGAGCCAGAAGACCGGCAGCATCCATAGAATGGAAAGTACAGTCAGAAGCGTATGCAAGCCAATGGATGCACGGAGTTTTCTCATGTTCGTATGCTTTTTCATTGGAACATGTCCTCCTTCTTCACAGCGCCTGTACGGTTATAGACGGTTAGAGAACAAACGGAGACAATCATGAAGATGAAAATGCCAATTGTTGAGGCGAGTGCGTAATCGTGTTGATCCACCGTCAGCTTGTAAAGCCAGGTAACAAGCAGATCTGTTTTTCCGGCCTGGTAATAGTCAAGGCTTGCCGGGCCTCCAGCGGTAAGCAGATAAATCACGTTGAAATTGTTGATATTCCCAACAAAGGTTGTAATGGTAGCCGGTGCTGTTACGAAGACCATATACGGGAGTGTAATGCTCATAAAGCGCCGGATAGGCCCCGCTCCATCAATCGAAGCGCTTTCGTACAGCTCTTCTGGCACATTCATCAGCACACCGGAAAAGGTCATCATGGTATATGGAATACCAATCCACATATTGATCACGATCACAACGATCCGTGAAAGCGTCACATCAGTCAGGAATGGCAGAGGCGTTTTGATCCAGCCCAGCTTCATGAGCGCGACGTTGATCGCGCCGGACGGTTCCAAAGCTCGGGAAATCAGCAGGAGGCTGACAAACTGCGGAATGGCGATCGGAATCATGAACCATGTACGCCACATCTTTTTCAGCCTGACCAGTTTGTTATTGATGATGATTGCTAGAATCATCCCAAAGATGTAGTTGGTGAACGTGGCAAAGATGGCCCAGACAATCGTCCAGCCGAGAATGCCCATGAACGTGCGGGTTTTCGTCTCGTTGCCCAGAAAAATATCTGTGACGTTTTGCATTCCTGTCCATGTGAACAGGTTTCCCGGCGGTTGATGATTTGCGTCGAAATTTGTGAAAGCAATCAGGATCATGAAAATGATCGGCAGAACGGTAAACAGGATCAGCGTTGTCATCGGCGCTGACAAAAGCGTGATATGAAAGCGGTCATTCAATAAGGATGAAGCGTCCTGCTGAAGAGAAGGTATCTCTTTCCCTGCTTTTTCCAGCTGATACAGATGTGAAGCGCTCTTCAGATTAATAACCCACAAGCAGATAAAGATTATGGTCACAGCAACGGTCAAAACACTGAACAGCAGAATCAGCATGCTGTTATCTCCGGGCACTCGCTGATAGATCTGCAATTCTTCGTTCCAGACTTTCAGCTGAGCATTTTCTCCCAGCGTAAGAATATGGCTCAGATATTTCCAGCCAAAGCCAAAGAAGAACAGGAAAAATAGGCCTTCTGCCGCTAGGTACATCAGTCCCTTGACGATCTGGCCACGCTTTATACAGCCAAGACCCATTACCAGGCAGGAGCCTTTTACCCAGATATCACCCTGAGCAAATTCCTTCCAGAACCGCTTCATATGTTATCCTCCGAATGCCGGAAAAGGCTGCCGAGTTCCCGGCAGCCTTCTCCAAACGAACGATTATTGTCCAACAGTCTGGGCTACCCACTGATCCAGCAGAGGCTGAATATCAACTGTAGGATCGGCGATCAGTGCATTGCCGAAAGCCGTAGCAGGAGTCCAGAAGTCCCCGATGATCAACTGGGTCACAGCATAATCACTCTGCGCAGCCAGTGCAGACAGGGCCGGATCAGAGGCAATCGCTTCACTCTTTGCTGCATTGATGTTGGAAGGACCATAGCCGCGAACTTCGAAGCGGCGGAGCTGGCTTTCTTCGCTGGTCAGGAACTCAGCCAGGTTCATTGCTTCAATCGGATAAGCGCTCTGTGTATTGACGCCGAGGATCTTACATCCGCCGAAAGAACCCATCTGTACCTGCTCTCCGTTTACCGTGAAGGTCGGAAGCTTGGCAGCGGCATAATTGTCGCCAAGGCGTTCCTTGATTGCGTCAGCGACCCAGGTTCCGCACACACCGGCGCATACAGTATCGCCAATGGTGCCGGTCAGAATATTCTGGTCACCGGGCAGGAATGCCGGATGAGCGCACAGGGCAGCAACTGCTTTAGCAGCCTCAAGGCCTTTTTCATTGTTGAAATCACAGACCTGTTTTCCATCTTCATCCAGAGTGATGGTGCAGCCATTTCCAAGGAAGAAAGAAGCGAGATACCAGCCATTTGCCACGTCAAAGTTGAACTGTTTTCCAGCTTTTTCTGCGGCGGCAAGAATTCCATCCAGAGTTTTTACGTCTTCTTCGGACAGTACGGACTTATCATAGAAGAGGAAGTATCCGTTGTCAGCAGTCATAGGATAGCCCAGCAGGGTACCCTTATAGGTAGCCGCATTTACAGAGCCCTGGCTGTTGGCAGCTACAATCTCATCATGGTTGCGGGTCACTTCGTACAGTGCGTCAGCCATAGCCAGACGGATTAGCTGATCATCCGGATAGACAAACACATCGGCAGCAGCGGCGGGATCTTCCAGATAACGTGCACTGGCATCAGCGGTTCCGACAACGCCGTACTGGAAGTTGTAGTTGTTTTCCGGATGCGCGGCGGCATATGCCTCGCACAGTTCCTTGAGCAGTTCCTGATCGTCCTGTCCATCCCAGACTTTCAGGGTGATGTCCTCTGCAAATGCGGCAAAAGCCGTGCAGCACAGGATCACTGCCAGCATCACAGCAACAAGCTTTTTCATGGGGTGTTACCTCCTCGTTTTTTCAGCCATATCAGGCTGTTGTTTCTAGCTGCATTATGGCTACTTTCTGAAAAATGGTCAACGTAAATTAGCGTAAGCGCTTACACAAAAAAAGAGCATGGAATATTTAGTTGCAAAATTATAAAACTTCCTGACTTTTGGGCGTGAGTAGTCAAACGATCAAACGATTGGAGGACTGCTCGATGACGACCCAAGAGAAACAGATGATTGCCAGTCTCAGCGAAAATGGACTGGGGTACAGGAAAATTGCCGCACAGATCGGAATTTCCGAAAACACGGTTAAATCCTATCTGAAGCGAATGACCGCCGCAGATGATCAGAAAGAACCTGATCAGCCAGCGGCGGTTTTTTCATGCCCGCAGTGCGGTGAAGAAATCAGGCAGATCCCGGGACGGAAAGCAAAGAGATTCTGCTCAGATTCCTGTCGGTATAAATGGTGGAATTCTCATCCAAATCAGCTTCGGCGTGAATCGCTCCGGGAATCCACGTGCCCCGTCTGCGGGAAGATCTTCTCGGCCTATGGCAGCCGTAACCGGAAATACTGCTCTCATGATTGCTACATCCGTGACCGATTCGGGGGTGAGTAATGATGGAATTGACGAAGCAGGAGTTTCAGAATGAATGCCTTTTTTCGGTCACGATGAGTCATGTACGAAGCATGCTGAAGAAGGGCCTGATTTCCCAAGATGAATACTGCCAGATGCGCGACAAAATGAAGCAGAAATACCATCCTGTTTCTGACGGATTAATTTCCGAATCAGACTTGCAAGCTGCCGAAAACAGAGGATTAATACGACGTAACGAATCCACTGTGGAGGTTGCGCATGAAGCTGTCAAAACACGAGTTCCGGCGGGAGTGCCATTACACCCTGACCATGATTCAGACGAGAAGGATGCTGATGGAGAGAACAATCTCCAACCGTGAATACTGGAGGATGGACCGGAAAATGAAGATGAAATACAAGCCGGTTTCTGACGGCCTGATCCTCGAATATAACTTGACTAATTCCCAGGAGCGAGCGTCAATGCAACGTGGAAAGGAGGGACAACATGTCGACCGTAAAACGGATTGAAACCAGACAGATCAAACAGTTCCAGCGGAAAAGAGTGGCGGCTTATGCACGTGTTTCTGTCGATACAGAGCAGCTGATGCATTCACTGTCCGCGCAGGTTAGTTACTACAGCAATCTGATTCAGGGAACGCCAGAATGGGAGTATGTCGGTGTTTACATTGATGCGGGCATCACCGGTACAGACACAAAGCCGCGTGAGCGCTTTCAGGAGATGATTGCTGATTGTGAAGCAGGAAAGATTGACATCATCCTGACGAAGTCTATATCCAGGTTTGCCAGAAATACGGTTGATCTGCTGGCGACAGTTCGCCATCTGAAAGAACTGGGCGTGGAGGTGCGCTTTGAGCGTGAACACGTGAACACCTTCACTTCGGATGGCGAGGTGATGCTTTCCATTCTGGCTAGCTTTGCCGAACAGGAAAGTATCAGTCTATCGCAGAACATCAAATGGCGAGTGCGAAAAAACTATGAGCAAGGCAAACCACACGCCCATCTGAAGCTATATGGATATCGCTGGGAAGGCGATGAACGAGTAATCGAACCGGACGAAGCAGAAGTCGTCCGGTATATTTTTGCTGAGTATCTTTCCGGGAAGTCCTTTCGGGAAATTGCAACAGAACTGGATGAAAAGGAGATAAGAAGCGTCCGAGGAACAAAGCATTTTTCTCCGCAGACTCTCCGAAAAATGATCAGCAACGAAGAATACACAGGGTGCCAGATCTACCAGCAGGTCTATGCATACAAGCCTCACAAGCAGAGGATCAACTACGGGGAGCTTCCAAAGTACCGTGTGGACGATCATCACGAGGCAATCATAGATCCGGACACCTTTGCCGCCGCTCAGGCAATGCGGAAGGAACGCGGCAAGGATCAGCTTCATGAGAAGAGAAACCCCAGTGCCTACAGCGGGATGGTCTGGTGCGGGAAGTGCGGGTCAAAGGCTTTCATGCACAGCACCGCGCAGGGCCAGTTCCGGTATTGGACATGTGATGCCAGGAGAAGCAAAAAGAGCTGCGACTGCAAGAACTGGCGGGATGAGGAACTGATGGCTGCTGTGCAGACGGCTATTGGAGAGGAAGAAATCGTGCACAAACTGAAGCGACAGGTCGAACGGATCGTCCTGTTCGATGATCATCTGGAACTTGAAATGACTAACGGGAGGAAACGTTCATGGCAAAAAAGGTAAGGGTCATACCGGCAACAATCGACAGGACCACATCGGCACCGATCAGTAGCGGGACGAAACGGAAGGTCGCCGGATATGCACGGGTTTCCACAGAACTGGAAGAACAGCAATCTAGCTACGAGGCCCAGGTCAGTTACTACACGAACTACATCCAGAGCCGAAATGACTGGGAGTTCGTCAGGGTTTACACAGATGAAGGAATCTCCGCTACCAGCACAAAACACCGGGAAGGCTTTCAGCAGATGGTGGAGGATGCGCTGGACGGCAAGATCGATTTGATCGTAACGAAGTCGGTCAGCCGCTTCGCTCGGAATACTGTAGACAGCCTGACCACCATCCGGAAACTGAAGGAGCACGGAACGGAGGTCTACTTCGAGAAAGAAAACATCTGGACATTCGATTCCAAGGGCGAACTCTTGCTGACCATTATGAGCAGCCTGGCTCAGGAAGAAAGCCGGAGCATTTCCGAGAACGTGCGCTGGGGCCAGCGGAAGAGAGCAGCTGACGGAAAGTACAGCCTTGGGTACGCTCACTTCCTCGGATATGACAAAGGGCCTGACGGAACACCGGTTGTCAACAAGGAGCAGGCAGTTGTTGTCCGAAAGATTTATGGCCTGTTTCTGGAAGGGTACTCCTACAACAAGATCGCAAAAATCCTGACAGAAGAAGGCATACCGACACCAGCGGGTAAGAAGAACTGGCGGGATGTGACGGTTGCAGGAATCCTGACGAACGAGACCTATATGGGTGACAAAATCCTTCAGAAGACATACACGCTAGACTTCCTGCATAAGACGCCCATCAAGAACCAAGGTCAGGTCCCCATGTACCACATCGAGCAGGATCACGAGGCGATCATTCCCCCGGAGACCTTCAAACGAGTCCAGGATGAGATTCTCCGGAGAAAGAACAGGCCGCTCCAAGGCCAGACCATTTTCTCGGGGAAGATCTTCTGCGGATGCTGCGGGGCAACCTTCGGGCCTAAGGTTTGGCACAGCAATGACAAATATCGCCGGGTTATCTGGCAATGCAATAACAAGTACAAGGGAACCAAGATTTGCCGGATGCCGCATCTGTACGAGGACAGGATTGAAGCAGACTTCCTGAAGGTCTGCCGGAAGCTTTCCATTGATCGGGACGAGATCATCACCAACCTCCGTGAATTGCAGACCCTTGTCGGCGGGACGGAGGAACTGGAAAAGGAGCGTGCAGAATTGGAGATTGAAAGGAACCTTCTCGCAGACAGACTGCAGGCCCTGATCGACCGGAATGCCAAAGAGGCGCAGGATCAGGTGAAGTACATCAAGCAGTACGATGAGCTTTCCGGAAAGTACAAGCAGGCGGAGGAAAAGCTGACCAGGCTGGATACTCGCATCCGGGATAAGGAAATGCGGAACCGTCGGATTGCGGATTTCATCGATGCGGTTGAGCAGATGCCCGATACGGTTTCAGAGTTCAGCACCGAGCTCTGGGCAACGCTGATCGACCAGGTGACGGTTTACGGGAAAAAGGATGTCCGCTTTACGCTGAGCACCGGCGAAGAGATCCAGGTTGACTGATGCACCCCATACGGTCACACGATGCACCCCACTCAGTAGGTCTTGCACCTATTTGCACCCCAGAAAGGCGAGTGGGGTGCATCGTTTACTTGTATCGACCGTGCCATTCCCGGGTTCCTAAACATGGAGAAATTGATACAATGCAAAAACGGCCCGGAGCCTTTGAAATCAAAAGGTCTGCGGGATTCGAGTCCGTCCTCGGCTGTAATTTTGATTGTCGAAAAGGGCTGTATTTCATGGAGATCTAGGCAAATGGGTGCATACCAGCACACGAAGCCAAACGGTCACACGATACCGGAAATGAATCGTGTGACCGTACAGTGGGAACGTGTGATAGTTTGCCGGGAATCGTGTGACAGTAGGGTGCTTCAATCGAAGCGGCCTTTTTTCGGCCCTTTTTGGCCCGACGTGCCGCTTGCACCACGCAGGTCGGGTTTGTGCTCAACCCAGGCTGGTGAGGGGCAACAGAGGCGGACGTGTGGGAGAACAATGCAATCCTTATTTTCCAAGCCTGTGCCGGAGATCGTTGAGAGGCTCTCCCTTGTACGTGAAGAACTTCGGTCCGGCAATTGAATACTTTTTCCCTGAGAGCATTTTTGCAAGAGCAGTGAGAGACAGGGTTTCACCGTTATAAGAAACCCTGCGATCATCAACTACTGTCGCTTTTAGTTCAGTGTTGCTGATGAAAGCGATTTCTTCACCGGGCAGGATGCCGCACTCGCCGAACGAGAAGTTGGATAGACGTTCGGAAGATTCAGTGTCTATCTCCTTCGCTGTTTCCTCTGCTTTTTTGTCTGCTTCAGTTGGAGTAGCCAACTTCAGTTTATCCGCGCACCCATGGATCTCGGCTATTGCTTCCAGAATGGAATAAGCATCCTCTGGAGACATAGCATAGAATTCTCTCACACGCTGTTTGCCGTTGAAACTCTCAATGGATCGAAGGTTGGGATTTAACTTGTCAATGATACTGTGGATCTTCAAATCGGACAGTCGTGAGCTGACTTCGTAGGTTGCATAGACCCGGAAGGCAAAAGGAATGCATTCGCTGCGGTTTAATTGATGAAGACGATGATCCATATTGTCAGCATAGCCGATTTTCACATAGTCAGGGAAGGATGGATTGGTCAGAATATAGATGACGCCTTTACATTCATCATTCTTGTCCATGCGCGACCTCCTTACTGGAAAGCACCGCTGACAAAGCCACGGAACATTGTCACAGCCATGGCTTGCATGACAGCACGGTATTTTTTAGGATCGGTAAACAATGTACGGAAGGTGTCTTCGCTTTCTTTGTAGGATTGCTGTGCTACTTCACCAAAGATCTTCGGGAAGGTGCTTTCTTCAAAGATCTGCTCACCATCATGCGTTGCAGACACCTGAAGCTTTTTATTCGTTTTCATCTTTTCCATCAGGATGCCAACAAGAATGCGATCGCCTTCGGTGATGTCACCGGCAAAATTCTCGTTAAACCGTTCAATGACTTCATCAATTGGACTTTTCTGTTCTTTGCGGGGAACAGCGCTCTTTTGAGTAGCAGGTTCATATGCGCCGCCCTTGTTTTTATCGAGCGCAATGGTGCCAGAGAATGTTTCCTGAAGCTTGTAATACTCTAGCTTGACCTTGTCATCCAAATCCCATTTCTGAACCTTGTCAGGCGGGATAAGATGCAACAGATAACTACAGAAGACGTATTCCTTATGGAGTTGCTCGTCGAACATTCTGACAATCTGCGTGATGTAGTTGTACCACTTTACCAGACTACGGAGTTGCCTGCGGAATTCATATCGTTTTTGTTCATCAAGATCATTATACCGCTGTGCGACAGGAAGCAATGCATTGGTAACCCTAGCCTGAATGACCCCACTATTCTTTTTATTCTCAGGATTAAAATTGATCTGCGTTACAGTTTCAATGTCTTCATCAGTATAGACCCCGAAGTCACGAAGTTCCTTTTGAGTCTTGTATATTAGATCAACATTAATCTCCTGCTCGAGAATGGTCTCTGTGTAGAACTTTTGGAAAGAATCGCGGATTTCTTCATCAGTGTTTACAAAGTCCAGAACGTATGTATCGATTTTACCTTCGCAGGTACGGTTTAGCCTACTGATGGTCTGCACAGCTTTAACGCCATGAAGCTTTTTATCAATAATCATGGTATGCAGATATCTTTCATCAAAGCCTGTCTGGTACTTTTCTGCAACGACAAGGACGTCGCCATGATCATGGAATTGTGCTTTTGTCTGCGTATCCGAGAAACCATTCATATTGCTTTCGCTATACTTTATGCCATCTTCTTCCGAGACTTCACCAGAAAACGCAATCATAACCTGAAGGGCATCGTATTTGTTGTCTTTAATGTACTTGTTGATCGCCTGGAAATACCTGACTGCAGCAAGGCGGGAAGCAGTGACAACCATCATCTTTCCTTTTCCGTTTATGGCTTTGCTGGTAACATCACGGAATGTTTCAACAATAATTGCTGCCTTTTGCTGGATGTTATACGGATGAAGTTCCGCATAACGCTTAATCAGTTTCATTGCCTGTGACTTGGGTACATCAGGATTGTCTTCAATAGCTTTAGCAATTTTATAACAGGTCTTGTAGGTCGTATAGTTCTGAAGAACATCGAGGATGAACCCTTCTTCGATGGCCTGTTGCATGCTGTAGATGTGGTAGGGATAGAATTTCCCATCATCATGTTCCACTCCAAAGATCTCCAATGTTTGGTCTTTTGGAGTTGCAGTGAAAGCATAGAAACTTAGGTTTTTGTGCTTGCCTGCACTTACCAGTTCACGGACAAGAGCATCATTTTTCAGATCAAATTCGTCTTCGGTTTTCTGCTCCAATTCTGCATATTCTTTAAGTGCGTCGGTAGTGTCAGCCAATGCGACTTTTAGCTTCATTGCACTTTGCCCGGTCTGGCTGCTGTGTGCTTCATCGACAATGATGGCGAATGACTTTCCTGTTGGATCATCAACAAGTTCGTAAATAACTGGGAACTTTTGTAGCGTTGTGACAATGATGCGACGACCGTCGTTGATTGCTTTGAGCAAGTCTTTGGAACTCTTTTTATCGTCGATTAGCACAACGCTACCGAGAGCGTGATCGAAACCGTTGATCGTAGCCTGCAATTGTGCGTCCAGGACTTTTCTATCTGTGACAATAATCACTGAATTAAAAACTGCCTTGTTATTCTTGTCGTGCAGGCTGGCAAGACGATATGTAGTCCAGGCAATGCTGTTTGATTTACCCGAACCGGCACTGTGTTGTATAAGATAATTATTCCCTGGGCCGTTTTCTCGCGTATCATTGATAAGCTTCGTTACAACATCCCACTGGTGATAACGAGGGAAGATGATTCTCTTTTCTTCTTTATCATAGCTGATAAACTTTTGAAAGATATCCAGTAAGCTGTCTTTATTCCAGATTTTCTTCCAGAGGTATGAGGTGACATAGTCATTTTCAGCAGGTGGGTTTCCAGCACCACCAACTTCTCCAGCACCGTTGGAACCTTGGTTGAACGGAAGGAACAGGGTGTTAGTGCCATCAAGTTTGGTGGTCATTGCTGCTTCATACAGATCAACAGCAAAATACACCAATACACGATGGTTAAACTGGAAAACAGGTTCTCTCTTATCACGGTCAATCATCCACTGCGTTTTTGCGTTATCGATGGTTTGACCTGTCAGCTGATCTTTCAGTTCAATCGCAACAACAGGAATGCCGTTAATCATTAGAACAACATCCACGCTGTTGTGATTTGTAGGATTTGAGCTGTAATGCCATTGACGGACGCAATGACAAATATTCTGATCATAGTGGATTTGTGCCAACTGGTTCAATTCGGATTCGGGCTTAAAGTAACACACTTTGAACTCTTGCCCACGATGACGAAAACCATGACGCAGAACATTTACAAGACCATCCAACTGAACTGCAGCTTCAAATGCCTGGTAAAACTTTCTCTTCGGATCACTCTTGCAACGTTTAACAAACTGAAGCCAGGTGACTTTTTGAGTGGTTTCGACAAAATGGCAAAGGGTATCAATGTCCAGCCCCATTTCACGGCTGTTTTGAAAGCTGGAATCAGTTGCAGCTTGCCATTTGCCTTCGTGGGTTAGATATGTAACTATGTCAGTTTCAAATTGTTTTTCATTATTCGGCATAGTCATTCCCCCTCATATCTTATAATAAAATAGGGACTCATGCTGTGACGAGAAGCGTTGGAAAGGACAGTTCCTGAAGACCGAACAAAACATTTAGATAAAACACCGGGATCAGCTTTTTCGAACCGGATTACTTTTAGCCAGGAACCACAGCGATTCGCTTGATTTATGTAATATGACGGGAATTCGTTGAGAGGAGGAGTGTCGCTCGATATATCTTCAATGTAAGCCCAGTATCGATTAGCTGTTCCACTGTGAATGAGAAGGACTTTTGGAGTTTCAGCGCTCAGTATCATCTCTCGAATCGGCTTTGAAACGGAGGAACCAAATTTTCCATACCAGACATATCCATTCTGCTGTATAACGGCTTCATGAGCTTTTATTGTACCACAATCTGGAGCAAGATTGTTTGTGAAGCGCAGTGCAATCGTGTCCATCCTAAAACACCTCCTTCTTCCCAGTTATGGTTTCATATATTAATGAGTTTTTGTAGGTCTCCAAATCAGACAGTAAGCTTTCTTTCTGAGCGATAGACCAATCAATCTCTTTTGTTTTTGCATCAAGGAACTCAACAATCCTGTTTTGACTTGCCAAGTCCGGTTGAATAATGATAAAGGAACTCATTTTTTCTTGCGACATGGTTGGAATGGTTCCTCCTGTCACAATACCATCTACCTGACGTTTCAGGAACGGAGTTTGCATATAATAGCAGAAGTATTTATGGTTCATAGTAATGTTTTTAAACACAACAAGCTGAGGATTCAAAGTAGCAGCGGTTGGAAGTTCATCAATATAAGCAGTTTTTCCGTAGGAAGCTCCCGTTTTTACCATGATTACGTCCCCAACGGATAACATTATTTCCGGGCTTTCGTTATACTTATCCCATGAGATATATGTGCACTTTTTCAGATCGAGTTTGCCATCTTTCATGTTCGACGGGCTAAGAGATATTGCACCATTTCCTTTTTCTACTATGTCAGCAGTAGTGTATCCCCTAAAACCAATGCGTCCAAATATTTGAGCAACATATTTGATCTTTGATATCGAAAAACCGGATGGTAATTTCCCTATCCAAGAGATATTACAATCTTCAAAAGCTGTAGCTTGATCAACGCCGTTTTTTACTGCAGTAGTAATCACGGACAACTTCAGTTTTTTATAATCCTCAATACTTTCCCTTGTTTCCTGAATTAATGCATCTATTTCTTTACAGGTCTTATCTAAATATTCATTAATGGAACTCAGCCGGTCATAAGGCGGGATAGCAATTTTTATAGGCTTTATTTCATCATAAGTTAAACCTTGACGGACTCCAGCCCCCATGCCATAAAAACCTTTTTTGATATCAAATGCATGAAGAGCATAGTAAAGGAATTTAGATAAGGAATCGTTTGGCCTAATAGTCGTATATGCTGAAGTGATAATCCCTCTTTCAGTTGCCAAACCAACGCGTAGACTCGTATGATCATTTTGCAAATCCGTTAAACGCAGAACTATATCGCCTGATTCTATTATATTATATCCATCGAATGAAGCAGGTAGAAGACCGTTGTTTGTTTCAATATCCTTTCTCTTTATTTTTCCGTAGCTCAAGGAGAGTAAATTAGTTTCAAGGAGGTCTTTATTCTTGTTCTTGACCTGACTTGCGACTTGTGACAGGGATTTTATTTGCCAGTCATCCGGGATGCTGCAAATCCACGGCACATAAGAATCTTTCATTAGGCATTTCCTCCAAAGAGACGATTTAATGAATCTAACAGAGCTTTTTCTCTACTTATAATCCTGGAGGTAATAGATTCAACATCTTCAAGTTCTTGATATTCGTAGAAAATTCTTGTAAAAGGTATTTCGTATCCTTCTTTTGTTTTTGTTTTATCAACCCAAGCTTCAGGATTGTATGGCTTAATTTCTCTTTCGAAATATTCATCTAGATCATCATCGAGAGGAACATTTTCAGTGCTTCGTTTTGAAGCATCAGGCACGGGTTGTCCTTTTTTCAGAACTTTTTTTCCATCTTCGTCTTTTAACGGCGTTTCTATTGTTATTTTTGAATACCCCAGTGAATAGCTGTCAAGAAGCCTTGCCTTTACACATACTTTATTTCCGCTTTCAGTAGTGCCGTTATACTCCTTGCTACAATATTCACCGTATGCTTTAACTATTAGTTCTCTACATTTATCGGAAATCTTTACTCGTTTATTTCCTATATTTTTTCTTAGTGTTTCACTACAACTGCTGGCATCGATCAACAAAACCTTGCCAGGAGAACGAGTGGGCTTACTCTTATCAACAATCCAGATATATGTTGCAATGGCTGTATTGTAGAAACTGTCGTTCGGGAGCTGAACTATTGCATCAAGCCAATCACGCTCAATGATGTATTTCCTTATTTCACTTTGACCACTGCCTGCGTCACCAGAGAACAATGAAGATCCATTTTGAATAATTGCCATCTTGCCTGATTGCGACTTGAGTTTAGCAATGCCATTTAGCAGGAAGAGCATCTGCCCATCACTCTTTGGCGGAAGGCCGGGCTCAAATCTACCTTCGGGGCCTTTTTTATACTCGCTTTCAACTTCTTCCGCTTCTCTTTTCCAATCAATACCGAATGGCGGATTGCTAATAACATAATCGAACTGATAGCCTTTAAACTGATCAGCAGAAAGGGTGTCTCCAAATTTCATGTTATCAGGATCACCACCATGGATCATAGTATCTGCAACAGCGATGCCCATGGTAAAAGGATTGATTTCTTGACCAAAGGTTTGAACATCAGCATTTTCATCTAGTAGACGTAGACGTTCCTCCATACAGGTGAGCATCTGACTGGTACCCATCGTCATATCATAGACGGTGCAATGGATGCCTTCTCCTTTGTCTTCCATGCCTCCGTTAGTCAGAAGGAGATCGCACATCAAATATATAATATCGCGGCTGGTAAAATGAGCTCCTGCTTCTTCGTTATATGATTCAGAAAAACGCTGAACCAGATTTTCAAAAATGTATCCCATATCCACAGTGGAGATTCTATCGGGCCCCATGTTCAGATTCTCCGCACAGAAGTCTACAATTACCTGATAAAGGCATCCAGCTTCTACCATGCGATCAATCTGCTGATAAAAATTCATCCGGGATAGGATTTGTTGAACGTTCTGGGAAAAGCCTGCCAAATAATCGCGGAAATTGTCCTCAATGTTCTCGGGGTCAGACAGAAGGGTCGGGAAAGTAAACTTACTGGTATTGTAGAACTGATAACCAGCAGCTTCCTTCAAGAATCCATCTTTTAGATCGCCGAACCCCTTATATTTTTCATTGGCGGTGAGAATGGCTTCATGCTTAGGGAGCAGACAGTCGTGAAACCGCTTAATAACGCACATGGGCAGAATGACCAGACCGTATTCATGCGGTTTAAATGCTCCAAAAAGAGAGTTTGCAGCATTCCAGATTAGATTTGCGTTTTCTTGGGCGCGAAGCCCGACCTCGTTGATTCTTTCTTCACTGGTTGACATTTCTGTGTCTCCTCCTATTATATGTTCTCGGTTTGATGTTGTGCAGGACGGCGAGATTTTCATTAACCTGCCTTAAACTAATGTTCTCCATCAGTTTCTCACCGTCATCTTGTTCCTGATCAAAATTGGCGAACAGTATACGTGCTCGCAACACTTCTGGTTGTGATCCGTCAAAAGTCTCGATCAGCTGGTTGAAAGCCCCAACCTCTTGATATAGGGATGATGGCAACTCATCCTGATGAAGTCTTCCGGCGACAAGGTAGTCTTTGAAATAGAGAACACACTCTTCTGTAGGCCTCAATATTTTTTCGCTTTCCGCAGGGATTAGCTGTGCCCAATTGAACAAGTCGGAGTAGTCCCAATCCCGGTCAATCAGGTATCCCAGAGACTGAACATGATCAAATGCGTCCTGTAATGGTTGCCGTTTCCGAAGGAAGGAATCAACCCACTGCTTGTCACGTTCTGCGGCAGGGAAAGCTATAGGTGCTTGATGCAGCATCTTTCTCTCCCGGCTTGTCAGATTGTGATAGTTTGTCGTTATGAAGTCGCGGTAGTCAGTCAGTGCTGATTCGTATAAAAACCATCCAGGTACGTATACCTGCTTTTCCGGATAGTATGCCTTCAGTATTTCAGCGACTAACTGGCTACAGGAAATAACAAAAGAAGAAATTTTGTCTCGGTCATACTTCGATAAAGATTCTACGATTGCGTCAGTCCCGACTTGCGCAACGACATCCAGGACCTTCGCTTCTGTGTTATCACAGTCAAGCAGGATAGTGAAAACCTGTTTTTGTGTACTGGAAATGAAAATGCCGATGACGGACGGTGTGTGCAGAGTACCGTTGGATTCAATGTTATACTTCGCGTTCTTACTTTCATACCAGCTACGAAATGTATTTCCCAGTGCCTGTGCTGTCACAGAAAACGGTATCCGTTCAGAAAGCCGACGATAAGACATATTCATGACCGATACAGCTACGGCATCATAGAACCGATAGGTTCCTTTTGAGCTAGTATCAGCAAAGGTGATCGGCGGTGTGAATACATGCCTGCATTCCGGATTGGTGCAGCGGTACTTGCTGAATACGAAGGTTAGTTCGTCAAAGATATATTTCGCATCACCCAGAGGGATCGCATCATTATATATGTGCGTTTTTGATTCTTTGCGTTCGATATTCTTCTGATGACAGAGGGGGCACTCATTCGGTTCAACCGCCAGGCATGCAACAAAGTGGTTCTCGTCGCCGGTTCCGGATGCTACCCGCAGTTCGGGGAGACGAAGCTCCTGAGTGCGAGCGTCGTCAAACTGGTCAATCTTGCGCTTTCTACCCAACAGCCTCACCGCCTTTCCCTCTGCGGGGTGCAAGTCTATCGTGTGATTGTAGTATACAGAAAAAAAGAGGGCCTGTCCATCGTTTCCCCCTGCTTATTTTACAGATAACGCAAATTTGTTATTTTGTTTTTAATATCCCCCTACAATCTTTACAGATAATAACAAGGTTAATCATAAACGCCGTGGTATAATATTAGTGTCGCAAGGTGATTATACCAAATTTATGGCGACGAAGAAAGGATTCAGAGCCTATGAAAGAAAACGATGTCCGTCCCACCACCTACAAGTGCCCGCTGGCAGACAAGTGCACACTGAAGAAGCACTGCCACATTCTGAAGACGGCGGCACCTCTGACAGAACCAGTTCCGGTCCTGTTCCTCTGTCCGGAGGCAGGAAAGGACGAGAACGGAAAGAAGCGTGAGAGGGTCATTGTAGTGGGCGGTAAGGCCGCCTGATCGTAGGTTCCGATACCCCGTTGAGTTGCTCGCAGGAAAGCCACTTGGATGCGCTAAGCTGCAGAACCCATCGACAGGACAGAAAGTCCGGTGATGTGTCTGCAGTACATCCAAGTGGCTTTTCTTGTCTCCGGAAGAAATTTTTTCCGGCTGGAGGTTCAATTTCGGGGTCATTTTTTGCTTCTACCTTATGGGGGGGAGCTTTTCGGAAAGGAGGGGTTGTGTTCATCGGCTTTCAGTAGGGGGATTTCTTTTCTGTCCTTTCAGTAGGAGTGAAGTTCTCCTGAGTCACTGTTTCCCTTGTACCGTCACGATCTAACCGGTCGCTCCGGCGACGATCTGACGGGAAGACCCATCACCCAGCGCAGGGGATGGTTGGTCGGACCTGAAGCAGTCCGGTTGGCTCCCGGATGACTACCACTTCAGGGAAGACCAAAAAGCGCCAGTGAGTAGTCCGCTGGCCACACCACACAGACGGAGTGATCCGTGGGTGGGTGGCCACTGAGTGGATTGCTGGCCCACGAGATCTACTCCGTCTCAGAAAAATCTGAGATTAAGGAGTAGACCTTCATGAAAATTAACGAAAATTATATCGTATTCCCCGACGGAACAGATGAATCCGCAAACTTTCGCGGTGAAACTTTCACTACTGACAGCGGCGAAACCATGTATTTCGCACCGCTCAGAGTTCAGACAGACGATGACCTGAAGGCCTTCGGTGTTGGAAAGGAAGCCCGCTGGACGCTGCCTTTCGGAAAAAGCTCGGTGAAATACAAGGTTCTGTATTTCCTGACGCCGAGAGAGGAGCTGGCTGAGGAATTTTGGGAAAAAATCAACACCCAGCATTCGAAGGACAATCGGAAGCGCAGGTGTATGATTCCCGGAAAGCTGAAGCCGCTGATCGTTTGCCCGGACTGCAATTCATGTGCCCACTGTCCGTATCCGGAATACAGGGACAAGCACGAAGCCCGGGAGATCAGCTACAACGACAAGCTCAACGCCCAGAAGATCACACCCAGAGAAAGCCCGGAAATCCGGAAGCTGGAACTGACGTGGATGATCCAAGGCGCTTGCCGGAAGATGGATGAGCAGAATCCGCTGTTTGCGAAGGCGATCATCCTGAAGGAGTACAACGGTTATACGGTTCCTGAAATTGCCCAGATGCTTCACTGCACCGAATACGACGTTCGGTATTACTTGCGTCGGGCGGTGGAAATCGGGAAAGAATTCAAGCGGGAGTACTACCGTCGGGACGATTAATCAAAACGGCGGCACCGGAGCCATACGCTCTGGTGCCGCCAGTAACAGCGATTTATTATTTCAGCTTCAGTCCGTCTTTGAAGGCGTTTCCGACGATTTCCCCAACAACCCGATATGCATTGAAGGACGGATCAAAGATAATCGGTTTCAGTTTGCCCAGATCTACTTTCCCGTCTGTCAGAATGCTTTCATCCGCCTGCGACGCGACGATTTCTCCGATGACGTACCCGGTTTCAGGGTCCCAGGACTTGACTTTGCACTCCAGTGTCAAAGGATACTCCTCGATGATCGGTGCGTTCACGTGCTGGCTCTTGTGGACATGGCACCCAGCTTTTTCAATTTTGTTTACCTTTTTGCCGGTCTCTACACCGAAGTAGTCGGAAATCAGCATGGTATCTACTGTGCCATAGGCAACAGTGAAAGCGCCGGTCTTCTCAAAGTTATCGGTAGTCTTATGCTTGCTCAACATTATAGTGATTTCATTCATGTCGCTCTGCATGGCCCATGCAGCGTTCATGGCATTCGGTACGCCGTTCTCATCATATGTGCCGATAATGAATACGGCTTCCGGAGTGATGACTGACTTGTTTCCTGCGAATTCCATAAGGTGTAACCTCCTTCTGTCATGCGAGCCTGAGCTCGTCCAGGGTGTAGCGGATCACTTCGTCAACGGAATCCTCCTCATCCTGCGCTGTCAGCTTGGAGAGCCAAGGATGGGATTCCTCCCATGTGGGTTCTGTTGCTGCGGGGGTGGTTGTCTCCTCATTCATTGGTCGTTTGGCTCCTTCTGTGCTGGTCTAAACCGCTACAGATTGTAGCCGCCAACGGGAGAAAATACAATATCCATTTTGGTTCTTTTGCTGTCTGTTTTCAGGGCATAATATGACGGAAAAGCTGATATACGATCTTTTTCACTTCTGGATCAGCAAAACCGGCATACCGGAACCGCATGGCATACAGCAAATAAGGGATGATGGCAAAGCAGAGGATTGTCTCGCTGTCAAAGGTAATCTTGGCATCCCCATGAATAATTTCATTACGTACTTTCTTAATCCGTTCTGCGACCTTTGGTATGTCATAGGTTATTTTATTATACGCGAAGAGTTCCTTAGCTACTTCGCTGATGCAAGGGTCATGATCAGTAAGCGCGGTTTCCAGCTTCAGCCGTAGCTCTGTTTGTTGCTTCTTGGCAGGGACCCCCTGCAGATATATCTGCTTGTATTCCCATTCGAATGCGCTAGAAAGAAGCAGGATTCTGCTGGCGGTCATCCGCCGGGAATCTACGCTGCTCTCTGGAATGTGCCACGTATAGATTGTGTTGTCAGATAGCCCTTGCAGGACGCTTTCGACTCCGTCTGCTATAAGTTCGATCGGAATCAAAAAATGAAACTTGGTATTCTTATTGTTCTCTGCATGGATTTCGTTCAGCCATGGTGCATCGAAGATTCCGCTGGAGAAGCGACGTCCTTTATCTGTTTCAGTGTGGATTGTGACATTCCGGACGTTAACATTCTGCCTGTAGCAGAGATACTGAACAAACGCTTTTCCAATCCTTACGAGTTTCGTTATGATCTCAAAATCCTCAGTTTGCTTGAAGGAGAAGTGCAATACGCTCTGAATTGTTAACGGGTTATCGTCGTGATTGAAATGCTGGGCATAATAGCAAACGGCAGAGACATCCACTCCATCACAGGAAAAATGCCAGATTCTGCTTGAATGGTTTTTGCCTACTGAAACTGCGTTGCTGTGTTCTTCATCAGGTTTGAAATCATAAGAATATGCTTGCCGCACAGGGAAAATGTAATTCAATTCGTCAATCTCAAAGGAGAGTGCGCAGATCCCGGGCTGGTTGTAATATTGCTTTTGGTATTCGATGAATTGTTGTACTGTCAGGATTTGCTCGTTGTTCCGAAAACTTATATGCCGAACATCAATGAAGGCAATTCGATGCCCGTCAGGGAAGCAAGACCCCCAGATGACAGGGATTGTATTGCCATCCAGTATAGCTTTATAAAAATCACCTGTTGGAGTCATTGGCATTGCAGGGTCAACCGTGCGTTTTTCCCAGATTACCAGTTCATAATCACTAAAGCTGAACAGATACTCTTTTTCCTGATAATTCAGGAAGCCGTTAATCGTTTCCATTCTTTACGTCCTCCTTAAGGGGAAGGTTCAGCGTCCATGATGACGATATATCCTTCTGAAAACTCGCGGAAAGTCTGGTTAACATCGTCAACAACATCATGCAGTTCTTCGATAAGCACGCCTTCGACATACCGCCGCCGAAGCTCGGGTTTCTCAATCAGAACCCACTTCAGTTGAGAATAAGAATACTTCGCAAACGCGATCCACTGTGGGTAATTTATGGCCATCGGATTCTTGGTGAAAAGCACCTTCCCGGCGTTAACTGCTGTTGCCGCAGTGTGGCCGATGAAAAGCATGGTGGCCAGTTTTGGATGCTTTTCCCTATTCAGCGAGATCGGAATCGAATCTTTTATTGCGTTTCCTTCCTTGATGCGCTTTATGGCATACCCGATCCGGACAATCACTTCGGAGATCATGACAGGGATGGACATGGAGCAGAAATGAATAAAATCATAGCCCTCGTAATACATTCCCTGCACGATTTCCGCGATTGTCTGATGCTCATCTCCGATATCGCCGAACTGGAATAGATTGAATAGCGCCATGAGGGGTGCCGGTAGCCCCATGTCGGTGTTGATATCGGTTTTCAGATGAAGGAATTGTTTGGCTATTGCTGCAAACAGGTTTGTTTCTCTGCGATCGGCATACCCCTCCACAACTTGGACGACCAGCTTGCCCTTTTTGTCTATCGTTGTCATGGTGCCTTTCATAATATCAAGGACGCCAACTATGAATCCAAGCAGTGGATCATGACCAAGTGAAAGCAGACGATGGTAATAAGCGGACAAGCCTTCGACATGTTCTTGCGTGTGCCGGTTGTCTTGAGCGTCATAAGGCGTCTTACTTTCATGCCTGACCGCCAGCTTATCCATTTCTTCCTTGGGATATTTCTTTTCGAAGTGTTCTCGTATGTAATCAGCCAGCTTTCCAGCTTTTAGTCCGCCGGGAGTCTTCTTCGGTATGCCAACGAGGAGGATGTCCATTGCTGCGCTGAGAAGACCGGCAACGACGCTGATGGTAACGTCAATAGCATCAAGCCTATGAACCATATCGTATTCACGGTTCAGTTGCCTGATGGCGAGAGTGTTCTCCGTCAATTCGTCGGCTGTGAACAGATCCTCCAGTTCGGTATGGGCATAGCAAGCCTGCTCTGCTTCTCTGCAGAGTTCTGCCCAGGAAGGGATGATCATAACCGGTTTCTCAGACGGAACCGCGATTTCCACCTTTTGCGGAGTGTACCCCAGCGATCGGAGCAGATCTTCCGATTCAGAGATCGATTTATCTACCTCAGCCGTATCCGGAAAGTGGATTTCCTTCAGCCGGTCGTCCTGATGCTTCAGCACGTCGTTAATCTGCTGTTCGGTTTCAGTATAACGATATTTTCCCATGCTCATTTCCCCAGGTCTGCTTTCAGGTCATGGATGGCTCTTTGAAGTAAAACATTCAGGCTCTGCAGGTAGTCGATACGTTCCTTTGACGCATCGGCTTCTTCCTTCAGGGCTCTGATAATTGCCTCGTGTTTTTTGATGGCTTCCTTATACAACCGCTCCTTCTCTTGCTGGAACCTTTGGTTCCTAATGTGCGAAGCAATGCCATAACCTGCGGCACCAAGTGCAGCAACTGGGGCGGCCAGAACAAAGACTCCTGCTGCCATTCCTCCACCGACAAGAGCTCCAGCTGCCGCCAATGCGGAGGTAATTCCTGCTGCAGAAAGCCCAACAACGCCTAGCCCATACAAGGCGGCAAAGGAACCAACCCCACCAAGTCCAGCACCAATAACTGCTCCAAGGACATCGGCTATTGGACTGTCAGCAATTACTCTGTTCTTATCTTCAACAGCAACAGCAGCTTCATTCACGACATTCACTACGTGCTGGAGTGATTCGGTGTTCTTGAAATTGATCTCCTTTTTTGAAGATTCTTTTTTATTCTCTCGTTTTACTGTGGAACTCTTTGGCTCTTTGGGACGGAACCCTTTATCTTCAACGATGCCATATTTTTCCTCGAAGTCCGTAACGATCTGAATCTGATCTGCGTCGAGATACTGTAAAGCCGTTTCTCTGATCTCCGGGGGTATCCCATAGAACGCTTCAGCAATACTGCCTGCCATAGCGGCAATTGTATCGCTATCGCCGCCAATGGAGATGGCGTTACGGATTGCATCCTCAAAAGAATCTGACTCGAGGAATGCCTGTATTGCCTGAGGTACGCTTCCCTGGCATGACACATCAAAGCCGTACTTGGCCCGGATAGAGTGAAGGGTAAAGCTCAGCGGATAGTAGTTCTCTTCGATATGCTTCTTTATTTCTTCCTTTTTTGCTCCATTCCGTGCCAGATACACTGCAGCAGTGATGGCGCGGGCACCTTTCATTCCTTCAGGGTGATTATGGGTCACTGCCGTAACCTTGTCTGACAGGCGGAGGGCGTTTTCTAAGGATGCACCTGCCCATCCACAGGGGGATACTCTCATCCCGGCACCATTGCCCCAGCTGTTATATGGATGCGGGTCCGAAGAATGAATCCAAGCCAGAAAGCGTCCGCCATATCCGTATGGATATCTTCTCCCCAGGTCTCTCATGGAAATCACAGCGTTTGCGGGCAATTGGGACCAATTGTTGCCGCACTTCAGTATTCCCTGCGCGATTGCCAACGTCATGGTGCTGTCGTCGGTTGGTCTGCAGCCCTCTGCAAAAAGCTCAAACGATTTGTCCTTGTGATTATCGTGCTCAAATCGTGAACCTACGATATCGCCTATAATTGCACCTAACACAGTTAATTCTCACCTCCAGCGTTCAGTAGAGCTAGGAGGCCATTTGCCTCTTCAATGATCTTTTTGATATCGAATGGAGACATGCTGAGGAATTTATGTGGCTCGCCCCACGTAGCGGCTATGGTTTCTGCAGCGGGTTGAAGCAGATGATAAATTGTATTCTGTGTTTCGGAATCAGAAATGCTCTTAGCGGCATGATAGATGCTCTGGAATGCAGCAGGTTCAGCAAAAAGGTTTTTCTGGGTTTCAACGGCAAGCTGTGTCATTTCCGCATTGTCCGATCTCAGGGTATAGCACAGCAAAGGCAAAGCAGCACAATGGGACACCTTCAGATTGTGCCGTTCCTCTGGTGAATAGCTGGACTGGCCGTGCCACTCTCCATCGTCCTCAAAGTGAAGGTTTGTTAACAGGCAACGCAGAAGCTTGGCTGATTCATCTGTTTCATTTTTAAGTATGCTGATAATTGCTGCCATTTGCTTCTCGTCCGGGACAGCATGCAATTCCACCAACAGATAGTACAATCCATCGCAGTCCTGGTGTTTAACGCACTCGTTTATGCTATGGGTCAGGAAGATCTGATACGCACGCTCGTCTTTGAACAGCACACCGACTTTGTAGAACTCAGTCCATGCGGATGAGTAGCAAGACGTGTTTTCCAAGTGGAAATAGGCCCAATGCGGTATGCAAGGATACCCTTGCTCAACATAGATCTTCATCAGCTTTATATCGCCGGTGCTCAGAAGCCATCTGACGGTATCCGCATATTGAAAATCCTTTTGATTAAGCTGAGTGAGAATCTTTTTTACGAGAGAAATTTCACCGGACTTATAAAGGACATCAAGTGCAGTGTCATGCCATGAAACAGTATCCTTATACTTTAGTAGTTTCTTCATGGTTTCCGGGTCAAGGTTTTTAGCTGTTTCATCAATGATAAAGAACGGTGTGCCAGCATTAAGAAGCTTGAAGGCATAATCTGGCCGATTGGCTCTGAATGCCTGACCAACGAGGTACTCGTTCCAGAAACTTTTAGGATTAAAGCCAGATTTCAAGCATAATGCAAAGACCGAGTCAAGGCCGCTGTCAATGACGAAAGACATGATCCCCTGATTCTTTCCATTGACCATAACTGCACGGTTGACATCAGCGCCGTTCTTCAGCAGGTATTCTGCCATTGCGATATCTTTTCGGCTGATTGCATTAAACAGAGCTTGAACCAGATCATCGGGTTGCAGCGAAGAACGGGGAATATGACGCAATTCGCGCTGTACCGTTTTAATATCACCATTTTCAGCAGCAAGATTGATAGTCTGAAGTCGGTTGCTCTTTTCTGCACCTGTTAGACGACTCTGAGCTTCTGTTACCAGCTGATCGTAATGATAATAGGTTGTGGCATCAACCATAGAGAACAACGCCAATAATGGTTCGGCATCTTCTGCTTTCAAATACCGTGGATTTGCTTGCCAGAATTCCTTACGGGTCAGGATATCAAGATAGGCATGCGAGATATCAATAGCTTTTGCAATTCGCGCACAGGAGATGGAGGACTCGTTTCCTTTCTTATCAGCGAAGGTGATGGCTCTTTTCGTAACCTTTGTGACCTTCCATCCGCCCGGCAACTTTTCGCCATCAGCTTTTTTGATTAGCTGATCCAGTTCTTCTTCTGCTGTGCTGATTGTGCAGAGCGAGAGGGCGCTGGCGAGTTTCTTTTCATCGAAAGGCGTCAGTTCAGCATCCCGGGTTACCGGTTTTCCGTGGCCCTGTGTAAGGTCGTACACTTTGTAGTACTTCATATCATTTACACGGCCATTTTCGTCAAGGAATACCTGCAGATTCACGCGAACGTTGGTATTGTAATTGTCATCATATGGGTAATACCCGTTTCCGGAGAAATACTCCGAAAAATGCTCGTTCGTCTTCCTATAATAAAATGGCGCGAACCAGCCATCTCCCATTTCAAAAGAAGCCAAGTCCAACTTTGCCATGGTTTGACCCTGCCTTTCTCGTCTGTTTACTACGTTAGCTTTTTGGCCCTAACTCAGCACGCTGGTTGCTGGCAACATAAGTGGCGATCTGCCGGACATGAGTGTTCAACGTCTTCAGGTCGTCATTCCAGCAGGATTCCTCAACCATAGCCATAGCATTGCCCATCAGGTAGGATGCAGCTGTGTCTGCTATGACATGGAAGTCCTCCAGCTGTTGTGCCAGTGTGTTTTCCTGATTCTTACCGTAGGTCTTGTTGATATAAGCCTGGATCTCGTTTGCAGCCAGATCATATATCTTCTCAGCGACGGCAGTCAGTTCTGCTTGATGCTTCTTGGTCATTCTGCGATCTCCCTTATGCTTTCTGCGATTTCGCCAGGTTCCTCTTCTTTTGACTTCCGTTTTCTTTTGGGTTTTGGTTCATAGTTTGGGTTGTTCGTGATAACTTCAATACCTTTACCAACAGCATAGTCAATTGTGTTCTTTGTGCCGCCGGGAGCTCCGTTGAAATATGCAATCACACGGTTGCTGTGATTGACCATCCATTCATTCCTCTGCTGGAATACTCCCTTGTGATAGTGATTGCAGACGGGTACAACCAGATCGGCATTCTTCAGGAGATCACTGTATTGTACCTGCCAGTCAAGGCTCCATCTGTTTGAGAAACCAGGCCACGGGGTTGCTGCGATCAAGTGTAGAGACTGGTTGTCAGCTTTTCGCTGCAGAACAATCTGCCCGGCCCAAATATCAACACCCATCGCGCAGCCGGAAATGAAGGTTGTATACCCGGCGGCAATGGCGCTGTCGATCTGCTCCGATAGCCATTTTTTCACATTTTCTTCCGATTCATCCAGCTTCTCTGGGCGATGGCCGGAGAAGCAGCATCGATGAAGACGCTTTTCCTCTTCCGTTGCCAAGGGTCAAACCTCCTTCCTCAATCGAGTTAACGGGCTCAAGTGCCCATATTATAAGGTATTTTGTCCTTTTTGTCACGTTATCCACAGGGACCACATGAGCCCCAAAACGCAAAAAAGATGCGCCGCCGAAGCGACGCATAAGAAGTCTACTGCTTCTGATAGAAAGGGCATTGGTAACCATCGGCACGAAGATCAATCCCGGGGAGCCAGGGAGGGGTTCGGCCCATTTGCTCACAGATAGCATCTAAGGAGACCTCCGGGCTGCACTCGATGATCAGTTCGTCGTGAACGTGGCCGACGATCGAACAATAGGACAAGGTCTTCATGGCATAGGCCAGAATGTCCCGGGAGATTGCCTGGACTATGTTTTCGACGAATTTCGGGCCGTAAGATTCAATCCGGCTCCACTTTTTGTTAGCATCGATCCCCATGTAGGTGACGGATTCGCCGCCGAATTGGTTCTCACCGATTCGCGGTTTCACATAAGCCAGCCGCCTGCCGGAGGGCAAGTTGATGAACAGCATCCCGTTTCTGGCGATAAAGGATACGTTGCCGACTCTCGTTTCAGCGTGTTTCTGGATGGTTTCCTTTACGGCTTCATCCACGTCCCACCAGTACCGAACGATGTGCGGATTCGACTCCCGCCACATGGTGACCAGCGGTTGAAGCTCGTCTTCAGAAAGGCCCATCTCGATGGCTCCCATGGCTTTCAAGGCACCGACGGAGCCGCCGTAACCCAAAGCCAACTCTGCGATTTTGCCTTTCTGGCGGAGATGAGAGTTCTGACCGTGCTTCTCAACCGGCACCTTGAACATCTGGCTGGCGGAGGCACAGTAAATGTCGCCGCCGGTGCGGAAAACTTCTGCTCGCCATTTCTCACCGGCAAGGTGGCTGAGCACCCGAGCTTCGATCGCGGAAAAGTCTGAAACGATGAACTTATACCCTGGCCGGGGAACGAAGGCAGTTCTGATCAATTCGGAAAGGACACCCGGCACAGAATCATACAGCCTATCCAGCATGTCAAAGTCACCCTGCTTCACGAGATCCCGTGCCTGCTCCAGGTCGGGCATGTGGTTTTGCGGCAAGTTCTGCAACTGAATCAGCCGTCCAGCCCAGCGGCCAGTTCGATTCGCGCCGTAGAATTGATAAAGCCCGTGGCAGCGGCCATCGAAACATACACAGTTCTGCATAGCCTCATATTTCCGGACAGAGCTTTTTGCCAGCTGCAGCCGGAGCTCCAGCACCTCTGTAAGATCTTCCGGCGCTGTCTGAATCAGCGCCTTTACATCCTTCTTTCCGAGGCTTTCGGTTTCCAATCCGTTCTCGGCGAGATAATCCTTCATCTGCATGACGGAGTTCGGATTCGACAAGCCAGTGATCTGCTGCAGGCGGGCGGTCAGGCTGCATTTGGATATCTCGTCAATCCGGAGCGCCTGCGATACCATTTCCTGATCTACCATGATCCCCCGGTCGTTGATCTGCTGATCCAAATGGTATTCTTCCCAGAGAGAATCCGGAACCGGATACTTGCTGAGCCGTTCCTGAATCTGCAGTTCCACCTGAACGTCGCGGGCGTTGTATTTCTTGAACAATTCCCATTTTTCCGGAGCATGATACGGAAGGTTCCACGTGCGTCCGCCATTCGCCTTCGTCGGCTTGCAGGGACAGCAAAAATATTTGATCAGTTCTTTGCCTTCCTTTAGCTTCTGTTCTTCAAAACCAAGCACAGCACCAACACGATCTAGCCCCAGAGGCAGACCGTTGTATGCCGCCCAAACCAGGGTGCACTTCCATCCAGCAGGATCCAGGTATTCCTGAACCGGGTCACCTTCAGTACCGTAGGATTTGAAGTGCTCTGGGTGATAACGCTTCAGCCATTCGGAAAGACAGATCCTTTCGAAGGAAGCGTTATAAGCAAATTTCGTCACATTGTTATCCGATAACGCAGCCAGAATATCGTCCGGGATGGTATCGTTATTGGCAAGATCATATACTTCGACTGGGCCGTGATTTACGGACACTCCGAACAAAAGCACATCAAAATCAGGATCTTCGGCGTAGCGGTACAATCCGGCCTTTGCGATATCAGCACTGGACCGGGTTTCGAGATCGATGCTGAGCGTTTTTATGTCCATGCGATCAACTCCTCACAAACAAAAATAAACGGGGTGACGGTGTTACCCGCCACCCCAGTGAACCGATCAGGACAGGAAGTCTTCGTCGTCATCGTCGTCGGCGAAGTCATCCTCAGGCCTGCTGTGTCCGCCCAGGGGCGTACCGTCAGCCAGCTTCTGGATGTTGTTCAGGCCGCAGGCGATGCCGCGATTGCCGTTGCTGTTGAACGCGTAAAAATTGATCGATGCCCGCCCGATGATGCCGGAGTACAGCTCCGAGGTGTCCAGGATGTCCTGCTTGTTGGCATCGACGACACCGGGCTTCGTGGTCGAATTTGCATTCACGAAGTAGCTGTTCTTGTAGGCTTCGTCGCCTTTGCGGTCCTTATCACCGTCGCGGAGCGGCGTCTTCAGGTCTTCCAGCGCCGGGACAACCTTGCTGTTACCCTTCAGCTTGGACTGGCCTTCCTCGTAGGCGGCCTTGATGGCAACCTTGATCTTCTCGATGGTGACCGTGTCGCTCTTGGGAATGATGATGCTCACCGAATACTTCGGGGTGCCGCCGCCCAGCGGGGTCTTGGGTTCGTTGACATTCAGGTAGGACATGATGCATTTTTTGCCCGTGACAACTTTGCACGGATTCTTGGCGATAGTGTTCATAATACTTATTCTCCTTCATTAAAATCGTTTGCTGCGGAGCTGAACTCGGGACGCTTATCGGTCACCGGTACCAGCACCGGCTTTCCCTGGGGCTTAACAATCAGCCCCTGTAACAACTCGTCAAACCGCTTTTTACCTAGCTGCTTGGTCATTGCGGTTATCCCCAGCAGCTTATGTTCGTAAGGCTCGTATCCGGCTTCCGATACGATCTTGGCAACCTCCGCTTCATTGCGGTACTTCCGATTGCTTTTGCCCTCGACCAGTTTGAAACCGGGGTATTTCGTGCCAGACAGCGCCTGCTCAAGGGCAAACGCTTTGATGTCTTCGGCCCAGGATACCAGGGAATCAATCTGGGGCAGGATCTCCGCTATTTCAGCCGTGTCCAACGTGGGCGGGTCAGCAAAATCGTATGCTGCCATCGCCATGTTGTAGTTGGCTCTTTCGCGGCAGACCGCCTTGGCTTTGCAGAACGTGCAGTGATCACCGGCACAGAAGTCGCCGTCGCCGACATAGGCGAGCTTGGCGATCGGGGCCAGGGTTCCATCTGCCCAGTTCAGCAGGTCTTCCTTCGTCATTTCGAATGTGTCCACGTTGTCCCTGCGCGGCTGGAAGATCGAGAGCCTGATACGATGAATGTCGTACAGGTCACCGAACGTGTCCAAGGCACCTAAGGCATAGCACTTCAGCTGACTGTTCCCGGCTCCATCCTCACCAGATGCGCTGACCAGCACGCCAACTCCATATTTGAAATCAACGATGTGCAGCAGATCATCGGCGACGATGACACAGTCTCCGGTTCCGAAACCGTGCTCGACCCATTTGGAAAAATCCAATGTCTGTTCAACACAGACCAGCGGGTCAGGGCAGAGTTCCTTTGCCTGAGCGACCTGCTCCATGACGAATGCGGTGTAGGCTTCTGCCGCCTCCTGCATTTCACCGTCATACCAGGTCAGGTCGCCTGTGGGATCGCGGGTATTCCTGCCGAGTGCTTTCTCCACCAGATACTGGCAGAGAGCGTGGGCATCCGTGCCTTGCTGTGCGTATGGGCTACCTTGATCTTCCATCTGAGCGCACAGCTTGGCTGAAGGTGGGCATTTTAGCCATCGTTCACTGGCCGAAGCGGATAGGTATGCATGACTAGGCATTACCAATCCCCTCAGCTTTCTTCACGATTTCAGCCAACTTGCCCGGATCCTTGACGTCGGAAAGCTGACTCACACCGAACTCGGCGAGAAGCGTTTTGACCTCAGCCCTGAACCCTGCCCTGGACTTCTCCGCGAGAACCGCCCGGGTCTCTTCGTAAGTGCGTGTTTCAGCGGGCGCATCTTCCGTAGGTGCCGGAGCCTGTTCGACAGTGGGTTCGTCCTGCGTGTTCTCCGGAGCCTCTGAACCTTCGAGCCGGGCGGCGAGATCCGCCACGTCAGCGCTCAGCTTCTTCAGCCCCTCAACCAGAACCGTTTTGTCTTGCTTTGTCACTGGGATTTCCTCCTTTCTGACGTATTCAGCCATCTACGCCCAGAAGTGATCGGTTTTTATAAGAGCCGATCAGATTTTTTTCAAAATCTTTTCTCTGTGTTCCGATGACAACCACTAACGCCCAGAAGTGGAGGAGTTTTATAAACAGCGAACAAACTTTTTTTTCAAAAAGATGGGCACATAAAAAAGCGACATCCTCTGAGAGATGCCGCCGTATGCCGGTTAGGCTTATTCGAAGAACGCTTTGTGGAAGAATTCTTCTTTCTTTAATAGGTCAGGAACGTAGGTCGCCAGTTTCTCCAACAGATCTTCTGCATTCTGATGATACTGGGGAAACTGTTCTTCCCGGATACCACCTGTGGAATGATACAACCTATCACTGGAGTCAGCCAGCATTTCCAGTTCCTGCATCATGGACTTGTACTGCTCAGAACCGGTTTGATCTTCAAACAGGATGGCAAGATACTTCATGAGATCCGGAATGATCCCGGGATTATCTCGATCGTTATAGTTGGCCAGCGGGGCTACATAGGTCAGGGCCTTATATTGTTCCGCTTCAATATGATCACCAAGGATGTGGACGTAATAGACCAGAACAGCGAACGCTTCAGCTTTGCGGTCAAGATCCCCACGTTCAGATGACCAGGGAAGCCAGGAGAAAGTGCCCTCCATGGGAGTAAAGAGCTTGGCTCGGATTGTGTTTTTCAGGATGGCCTGACGCTCTGTCCAGTGGGAATCCGCAGAATAAGTAACGTTCCATCCTCTATGTGTATAATCCCTGTGAGCATAGTTGCTCGTAAAATTGATTTGATCTATAGAGGAAGGAATACCAGGAATCTTATCGTCATTCAGGTTTTTGAGTTCCGTTGTTCCGCTTCCATTATACTGGTCTATTGCCAAATATGCGGCATCCTCGATCCGCTGGATGATTTTCCCGGTTGTTGGATGTGTGTCCGAATAATATCGGTCGCGGAAAAGGACATACTCCAGTTCCTCGTCATGTTCATCACGATCATGGGCGAGGGCTGGTGCTGCCGTTAGTAGCAGCACCAGCGCGAGAAGCAGGCAGATGATTCGCTTCATTATTAATTCACCCTTATGAAGTTGACGCTGTTGTCCCAAACCTTCAGATAATCGTACCAGTTGTTCTTGTGGCCTTCCCAGACCTTCAGGTAGTCATACCACTCTTTCTTCGAGCCTTCTGCAGTGTATTCGAAGTGAATCGGTTCCTCGCTGGCATCCGGATTCGGAACTATGTCAATCAGGATAGTGGATTCCGGCTCCCAGACGTGGTTCTTGCCTTCTTCGCTGTTATAGATCGCAACATAGGTGGAGATATCGCCTTCGGTTCCTCTTTCTACCTTGTCCAGCTTCCAATCGGTGAGGATGACCGCCTCATCGGCATTCTTTTCCTTCACACTCACGGTAATTGTAGCATTGGGAGACAGGAGGCGAACCGGCAGGACCATGCCTGTGCCGCCGAACTCGATGTCAGCAGGTTCGGTTGCAGCCTTGTTGGCGGTGTTGAACCAGAACTGATCATCAAGGGCCTCGTTCAGGAACAGGCGGTTTCCATTCGGATGCAGGATTGTGTCAACCTTGGTTTTATCTGCATCAGAGATCTGCAGTTCACCGGCCAGACCAAACAGAAGCTCGCAGTTCAGGTACAGGGCTTCAGATACCGGGGCAAACTCGGTCTTCCGGTTTTCCTTCAGCATCTTATTATAATTGTTGATCTGGTCTTTCTGGCTGTTCGTAGCGTCCTTGGGAACAGCGGTCTCTTTTACTTTCGCGAGGTAGGTTTCGTTCATGGACTGCTGCTCTTTGACCAGATAATTCACATTATCCAGAACAATGTTGTAGGCCTTCTGCAGATATGCTTTGTCAGAAGTCTTGCCATAAACATCGACATAGGTCTGCGCAGCAAAGTACCGCAGCGCCCAGTCTTTATTCTGGGTGTTCTCGTAGATTGCGTCAGCCCGCTTGGCTGCATATTCCGCATACTCTTCTTCGGAATACACCTGCTCGGCAGAGGCAATGGCGAGGGGCAGGACTTTGGCATACTCATAATCCCACCGGAACAGGCGAGCTCCCATCGCTTCGTAGGTAGCGACGGCTTCCAGACAGTTTTTGAACTCACCGTTGTTGTAATAGGCATCTGCGAGAATCAGCCAATACCCGCCGTAGGATTGGTAGATCTTCTGGTTGGACTCCAGGAACTGGATGCGGGCGACAACATTATCATTGTTCTTCCACTCTACCAGATCAGCGACGGTGCCTTCGGTCAGGGCCAGTTCGCCGGGAAGACCATAGTCATTCACCATCTTGATCATGTAGCTGAAAGCACCTTTCCGGCTCTCATGGAGAGCAGCGGCTTCTTCATCGTCCAGTGCCCAGCCTTCCTTCAGGAACTGGAGATCGTTTTCAGCGGTATAGGCAGTGTAGCTGGTGTAGGAGTCAACCGCCATGTAAACGACGGACGCAATCAACCGGGCCGGGGTCAGAGAGTGAACTGAGCTCAGAAGCCCCAGCGGATTCGGAACCGCCGCACGGATGGCCTTGGCCTGGTTTTGCTCATAGATGAACTGCAGGCGATCCCGCTTTACGTTGACCATCCTGTACTTTTCCATCGTATCCAGCAGGCCGGTCATCTGGCTGAGGGTTCTGCTGTCGACGGCATTCGGGTAGGTGTTGTTGATCAGGGAAGCATAAGCCTGCTCCATGAACATACGACTGTTTTTCGCGGCATTCGTTTCCTGAGTAAGAACCGTCAGGTGGTTCAACATGGCGATAGCGTTCTTCTGCTCATCCGTGAGGGCAGAAGACTCCGCATGCACAGAACCGATCGCTCCCACCATCAGGGCCATGAGGAGTACGATGCTGACAACCTGCTTCAGAAACCGTTTCATGGGTACCTACCTCCTACGAGAATAATTTCTTGATCATAGTATACCGCCGAACAGATGACTATTACATGACGAGTTCGGCGAAATAGGGCCGCGTAATTTTCACCTGCAGGCCCCAAACCATAACGATCACGTCAACCAGAGAATTATACCACGCCAGTCTTTTTTCGACAAATTTCATATTCCGTTTATAAAACCGGTCGACTTCTGGGCGTAAGCGGGCAGAACGATGAAAGGAGCTGCCCGCCATGGACACGCGAAACAGGGACTCACCGGTTGTTTATATCTGTTCCCGTTACTCAGGAAACATCGAGAGAAACACAGACCTAGCCCGCCGATACAGCCGCTTGGCTGTGGAGCGAGGGTGTGTTCCGCTGACTCCGCACCTGCTGCTACCACAGTTCTTATCGGAAGAAACGGAACGGGAGAAGGCAATCAGCCTGGATCTCCGCTTCCTCGGTCTTTGTCAGGAACTGTGGGTTTGCGGTCCGGATGTCAGCGAAGGCATGCGGCGCGAGATCGATTGCGCTGCCGAAATGAAAATACCCATCCGATATATCAAGGAGGAAGAAATCTTATGTATGCAATTACCGAAGGCGTAGCCAAGATCAACGGAGAGATCGTTGATACCTTTGAGCGGGAGATCAGCGACGGAAGGACTGCTCTTGAGGTGGAAGCCGGAACGACCGGTTTCGTCGGCGAAGATTGCCGAAATGCGGGAGGCCGCACTTACATCGGCATCAACTGTATCTGCGGCGACTTCTACTTCGAGCCGGTGAAGAACGACAACGGCCAGATCTCCGGAATCAAGATCGCCTGCTGCGGGGATGACGGTCTGGACAGCATCCTGAAAGCGCTCGGCTTTGTGATGCAGGCGCTGACCGACCAGGTCAACGAGATCGATGACTAAACTGCGAAGGCAGGTCTGTGTGATACAGGCCTGCCTGATTCATTTTTGGAGGTCAATCTAATGGCAATTACTTCATTAATGGTAAAGGGTCTGGCTATCAGCCCGGAAGCCATACAGCGCAATGTCGATGAATGGGAACGCCGTGGCAGAAACTGGCAGGGTGTGGACCGCTTTGAAATGACAGAACAGCAGATGATCTCCGTTGTTGAAAAGCTATACGACACGGACTACTTTTCTTCAACTTATCTGATGTCTCCGTCCATTCCAGAGTTCGCGGTTCTCATTCAGGAGCCGGACGATTATGTGAACACCTATGTTTGCTTTCGTCGGACGCTGCTGAAGGAGGGCGACATTCTGACGGATGATCAGGATGGCCTTCAGAAAACGGTAACGCCTGTTATCGACGCATACGTGTACGCCAATAACAAAGGCACCTTATGCAATATCGTCATCACACTAGGCAGATGCGAGCTCAGGCGGGAGGGCCATATGATGCCCTGTACGGCACAGGTCTTGTCGTATACCCACCGTGATCCCATGACGGAATATATGCTGGAACGCCCTGAGGATTTGCGGGACTTCATGCGCAATGTGAAGTCCATTTACCTTGCGATTCAGATGCTTTCACTGGAACGGCCTGAAGTCTTCGTTACGAAGACGGAAAAGGTAACGCATCAGGAAACCATCCGGAAGAAGGGACGGTACAAGAAGGTCAACAAGACCAAGCTCGTCAAGGTGACTCGGGTTTCGGAGGAAGCGCTGAACGCGATTGAATCCCATAGCATCCGTACGTTTACCTGCCCCTGCTGGGGTGTCGCCGGTCACTGGCGCACATACAAATCGGGGAAAAAGATCTGGATTAATCCTTACCGCAAGGGCAAGCAGAGATCGAACCCTGCTGCCTATACCCCCAAAGTATATCAACTTCCAGAGGAGGAAGCCGCTTATGTTTGATATCTATTTTGCCGATTGCCTCGGGCGGGAGAACAACTGTCTCTATCCGCACAAGGCTACAATTACCGACGCTGAATCACTCGCGCAGGCAGTCAGTCATGATTATGTCTGCGCACGCTACAAGAACAATTACCGTAACAACACCAACTTCGAAGAGAGCGATTGCCTCGCTTGGGAATTCGATAACGACCATTCCGAGAATCCGGAAGACTGGATTGAGCCGAAGAAGCTAGCGGAGGAATTCCCGGATGTGCCGATAGGCATCCATTACAGCAGGCATCATATGCTGCAGAAGGGTGACAAAGGCCCCAGGCCCAGGTTCCACGCTTTCATGATGATCAAGCGCACCACAGACGGCGCTGCCTACAGCGCACTGAAGAAGAAAATGTACTCGCTGTTTCCCTTTGCAGATACCAATGCGCTGGACGCTGCTCGATTCTTCTTCGGTACGAAAGACCCGAAGACGGAGTTCTTCCCGGGCACGAAAACGCTGGATGAATTCCTTGAAGAGGCTGACTTCGACGAGGATATGAACCAGGGCAGCTACGGCAGCCGGGTGATTAAAGAAGGAAGCCGGAACTCCACCATGAGCCGGTTTGCCGGGAAACTGGTCAAGCGGTTCGGCTGGAACATCACAACGCACAGTATCTTCATGGAGGAAGCAACAAAGTGTGACCCTCCGTTGCCGGACGCTGAGCTCGATCGGATTTGGCAGAGCGCACGGAAGTTCGAGAAGACGGTCTCTGAACAGCCCGGATACATTCCTCCGGAGAAGTTCAATGCCGCGATTCCAATGGGCGAGCTTGGCTCCCTGAAACCGAGCGATTATTCCGATATCGGTCAGGCGAAAGTACTGAAGCGGGAGTATGGCGACGAGCTTGCTTTCCATCCGGGCACAGATTTCCTGCACTACGACGATACAGTCTGGAACGAATCCAAAGAGGAAGCCTACGGTGCAACCGAAGAGTTCCTTGACCTTCAGCTGGCTGATGCTCAGCTCATGGTTTTTCAAGCCCGGGAGGCTTTCCTGCGGGCAGGCGGCGATGAGGAAGCGCTCGGCGGCAGCAAGAAGGCTGCGGCAAAACTCAACGAGGAAATGCTGGAACTGCTTCTCGCATACCTGTCGGCGCGGGCATACGAGGCGTTCGTCATGAAGCGCCGGGACGCGAAGTACATCAATGCGGTCATGACTACGGTGAAACCGCTGGTGCTGATCAAACTGGAACAGCTGAACCACGATCCATTGCTCCTGAATACGCCGTCGGCAACCTACAACCTGGCTGAAGGCCTTGAAGGCCGGAGGGAACATCGAGCGGATGATTTCTGCACGAAGATCACAGCGGTTGATCCGGGTGACAAGGGCAAAGAGCTCTGGCTGGATGCCCTGAACAAGACTTTCCAGAACGATCAGGAGCTGATTGACTATGTTCAGGAAGTTGTCGGTTTGGCTTCGGTCGGCAAAGTCTATATGGAAGCAATGATTATAGCCTACGGCGGCGGGCGAAACGGTAAATCCACCTTCTGGAATACGATTTCCCGAGTCCTGGGCTCCTACAGCGGCGATGTGTCCGCAGACACACTGACTGTTGGCTGCCGCCGGAATGTGAAGCCGGAAATGGCTGAACTGAAAGGCGTCAGACTGGCGCTGGCAAAGGAACTGGAGGAAGGCATGCGGATGAACACCAGTGTGGTGAAGCAGCTGACCTCTACCGACCAGATTTTCGGTGAGAAAAAGTTCTGCAAGCCCGCGCATTTCACACCTTCTCATACTTTGGTTCTCTACACAAACCATTTACCTCGTGTCGGCGCGACCGATGACGGAACCTGGCGGCGATTGATTGTGATTCCCTTCACAGCGGTATTCACAGGGAAGAAGGATCACAAGAATTACGCCGATTTCCTGTTCGAGAACGCTGGTCCCTACATCCTGAAATGGATTATTGAAGGGGCACAGCGCATCATCAGTAAAGGTTACCACTTGACGAACCCGTCGGTTGTGCAGGAAGCAATCGACGCTTACCGCAACCAGAATGACTGGATGGAAGATTTCCTGGAGGATTGCTGTGAACTGGGACCGACGTACAGCTGTAAGTCTGGCGAACTGTACCAGGAATACCGCGCCTACTGTCTGCGCATGGGCGAGTTTGCCCGGAGCACTTCTGATTTCTACACCGAGCTTGATAAACGCGAGTTTGAGCGGAAGAAGACGAAGGCCGGAATGGTGATCAAGGGCCTGCAACTGAAGCAGGATTTCAGCGATTGACCAAAAAACACATGCCTCGACCTGCACCGACCTGCACCTTTTCAAGTCCCAGAAGCCTTATGGCATAAGGATTTCTTTATAGGGTGCAGGTCGGTGCACCTCATTTCATAACCCTTCTATAGAGAGAAAAAAATCTGGCCAAAAAAAGTCCCTATAGGAGGGTACTGAAAAGACCTGCACCGACCTGCACCTTTTTGATTAATTCGTGATGAAGGAGCGTCCTTAAATGCGAGAAAAACAGATTGAGCAGCGCCTTGTCAAGGCCGTAAAGGCCCGGGGCGGGCTGTGTCCCAAACTGGTATCTCCCGGGACTGATGGAATGCCGGACAGAATGGTGCTGCTTCCGGATTCCCACATGGGCTTTGTGGAAGTGAAAGCTCCCGGGGAGAAACCGCGACCGCTGCAACAACGGCGGCATGAGCAACTACGGGAACTGGGATATAAGGTTTCAGTTCTCGACGACCCTGAACAAATCCCCCCAATCCTGGACGAGATACGGAGGTGATCGTGATGCCCAGCGTGATTCAACTGAAGTCAGGCAAGACCGAAACGGTCTTTGATTTGGAAGATCTCCTGCGGCTGGTGGAGCAGCACATGGGCGATGAGACTCGCCGCCTGCTGGAAGAACTTAACGCCCCGGAGGATGACGCCGCCGAGTATATTGCCGACCTGGAGAAGGAAAACCAGCGGCTCCGGGATCACCACCATGGGGTGATGACGGAACTGCGGTCTCTGTCCGAGACGGAAGCCCAGCTGATTCAGGAGAAGGAAATTGATCGGAAAGCCCTGTCCACGGTGGTGGGCAAGATCGGAACAATCACATGGAGAGAAGTCAATGTGCGATGAAGGATATCACGAACTGGCGAAGGCGATCATCCTGCAGGCAATCAAGGATTTCGAACCGGCCTATCTGTGGCTGAAAAAGCACCCGGAGGATGAGTGGGCGGGAAAACGGGTACGGGAGATCACGGAGTTCTTCTGCAGCGAGTATTTCTGCCTGCTGTCTGAAATGGATGGTCCCCGGCTGCTGAAACAAATCATTTATAAGCTTGATACGAAAGGACGAATCAAATGAAAAGAACCGACTTATATGAATACCAACACTACTGCGTTGACTTCCTGAAATCACATCCGGAAGCAATGCTGATCCTCGAAATGGGCTTAGGCAAGTCAGCTATATCCCTGACAGCGATTCTGGATCTGATGTTTGATCGGTTTGACGTCGGAAAGACACTGGTGATCGCTCCATTACGAGTTGCCAGAACGGTATGGCCTGAAGAACGTGAGACCTGGGAGCACGCTTCCTTCCTGCAGATGTCCGTCATGGTTGGCGATGCGAAACAGCGTGCCGCTGCCCTGCGGGCACAAGCTGACGTGTACGTGATCAACCGGGACAATGTGAAATGGCTGACGGATTATCTGGAGAAGCACAATATGCCATGGCCATTTGACATGGTGGTGATTGACGAGCTTAGCAGCTTCAAAAATCACCAGAGTCAGCGCTGGCGGGCACTGCGGAAGGTGCGTCCGTATATCAAACGGATCGTTGGTCTGACCGGAACACCGGCCAGCAACGGCTTACTGGATCTGTGGGCGGAGACGTACCTGATCGATAAAGGTGTGCGGCTGGGGCAGTTTATCACCCGGTACCGTGAAGCGTATTTTAAACCGGCAGGCATGAATCCGTACACCGGAGTGGTTTACAACTATGTGCCGCGTCCCGGGGCGGAGGAACTGATCTATCAGAAGATCGCGGACATCTCCGTGTCTATGAAGGCGAAGGACTACCTGCACATGCCGGAATGCCTGACCGTCACCCACAATGTGGAGATGGACCCGGAAGAACGGAAACTGTATGACTCCATGAAGGAAGATCTCCTGGTGGATGTCGAGGGAGACACACTGACAGCGGATAATGCCGCTGCCTTGTCCAATAAACTCCTGCAGATGGCAAACGGTGCGGTCTACAATTCCGATAAGGAAGTGAAGCCGCTCCACGAGAAGAAGCTGGAAGCCCTGTTTGATCTGATTGAACAGGCAAACGGACAGAGCGTGTTGGTGTGTTACTGGTACAAGCATGACCATCAGCGGATTCAGGAATACCTGACCGCAAAGGGAGTGCCGACCCGGGATCTGAAGTCCGATCAGGATATTGCCGACTGGAATGCTGGCAAGATTCCTGTGGCTCTGATCTCACCGGCCAGCGCCGGGCATGGCCTGAACATTCAGAAAGGCGGACACATCATGATTTGGTTTTCGCTGGTGTGGTCGCTGGAACTGTACTCCCAGACCAACGCCCGTCTCTGGCGGCAAGGGCAAAATGAAGTGGTGACCATCCACCACATCGTGATGAAGGACACTGTTGATGAGAATGTGCTTTCCGCACTGAAACGGAAAGACACCACGCAGCAGAGCCTGATCGATGCGGTGAAGGCCCACCTGACAATCTGAGTCAATCTCAATGGCAATCCGAGAAACACTATTATTTTCGGAGGTTATGCCTATGAGTATCATGTGGAAGTATCTCGACAAACGGACCGCGACGATTGCGGCACTGAAGGATTTCAAAAGCATGCAGTTCATCATCAAGAACTCCGGCGAGGAAATCAAGGGTGCCTATGAAACCATGGCAGGCGTCACCAGTCCCAAGTGGGATGGGATGCCGAAAGCCCATAATCCTACCGCCGGGGAAGACCGGATGCTGAAAGCGATCGAGGAAATCGATGTGCTGCGGGAACGCTACCGGCAGGCGGTCGAATTCATGAACTGGTTCATGCCCGCGTGGGAGCAGCTTTCTGAGGAGGATCAGTTTTGTTTGGAAACTTTCTATGGGGATTCCAAATCTTACGGAAGCGGCGCTGCCAGCTATATTGCCGAGTACCTGCATGTGGAACAGGCAACGGCATACCGGCATAAGAACCGGGCGTTGGATCGGTTAACTGTCCTGTTGTATGGGAAAGGGTAATGTCCAATTTATGATAATATTCCCCGTCCCGAATGTGTTATTATGATATCATGGAAAATCGTGAAGGCCCGTCAGGCACAGTACCTGGCGGGTTTTCCTTTTCCCCCGAAGGAGGAACGCTATGCTTTTTACATCTGAACAGGTGTCCGCTGGACACCCTGACAAAATCTGTGACCAGATTTCTGACGCTATTCTGTCTGATTGCCTGAGCCATGACCTGCAGTCCCGTGTGGCTATCGAAACCCTGATCAAGGACAACCACGTGACGGTTGCAGGGGAGATCACCTCCGACCACGAGCCAGATGTGCATGACCTGGTTCGGAAGGTACTGGCTGTCCGGGAGCCGGAGATCAGGGACACCTTTGATCTGACGGTTCATATTTCGAAGCAGTCCGGCGATATCGCTTTGGGCGTTGATCGCAAAGGCGCAGGCGACCAGGGCATGATGTTTGGCTATGCCACCAACGAAACACACAAAATGCTGCCGCTTCCTTTTGTTCTTGCAACCGAAGCAATTCAGTATCTGCAGCAGGGAGAGTATCCACAGCTGCTGCCTGATGCCAAGAGCCAGGTGTCTTTCGATTACCGGAAACACAGGATCGATACCTTCTTGATCAGCACCCAGCATCGGGAAGATGCCAAGACCGAGGATATTCAGGAGATCTGCAAGCACATCATGCATAAGATCGCTGACGCCTATGGCCTGAACCAGGATTTCCGGGTCTTGATCAATCCAACCGGACGATTCGTGACCGGCGGCAGCTTTGCCGATTCCGGAGTGACCGGAAGAAAGATCATCGCGGATACGTACGGAGGCGCAGCGCACCACGGAGGCGGTGCTTTCAGCGGAAAAGATCCGACGAAGGTCGACCGGGCAGCAGCGTACATGGCCCGTCGGATTGCAAAGGATGTGGTTCGTGACGGAATGGCTGGAAAGTGCGAGGTGCAGCTGGCCTATGCCATCGGGATTGAAGAGCCGGTCAGCGTCTGTGTGAACACCTTCCGTTCCGGCATGGTGCCTGTGAGGTACATTGAGAAGTGGATTCGAAAGAACTATGACCTGACGCCGGAAGGCATCATTGATTTCCTTGGCCTGCGACATGTGGATTATACCTATACCTCTACGCTGGGACACTTCTGGCGGCAGTGGATGCCGTGGGAGAACGATAGCAAACCTTATGGAAAATAATCCGCTGGAAGCATTGAAATTGCTTGACTTTATGACCTTTTAGAGTGAGTAATGTCCTACCAAAATCGAAGGAGGTATGGACCATGACCGTAACTACCAACACGACCGACCGCAAAGCGCTGGCTAAAGCCATGGCTGATGAACTGGGTACAACCGCTAAGTACATGGGGCCGCCCACATTTGGATACCAGGTTGGCGACTACACTGTCGACCGGGACGGCAACATCGAGGGAGAAGATTTCGGAGCTCTGCAGGATTTCCTGACCCGGATCGGCTGTTTCCCGGAAGAGGAAGCTGCCCCGGCGGAGGAGCAGACGGAACCTGAACCCGAAACGACTGGGACGGTGGATCAGGTGAGCATTTCGGTACCCGCTGACGATTTGACAGCGCTGCAGTTGAAGAATCTGATCTTCATGCTGTACACCAAGCAGTACCTGATCGGAAAGATGACCGGCGGCGATCAGCTGAGCATCCCGGATACCTTAATCGCAAGACTGATGGAGCAGACCCCGGAAACCACAGCGGATTTCATTCCTCTGCTGGATACCGCTAAGGAAGATGGCCTGACCGGATTTGATTTCGCAGACGGAAAGATCACCGTCACCTACCAGGCACATCCGGATGAGCCGGAACGGAACATGGTGTACGCCATGTTGACCGCCCGGATTCTGAAAGCGGCAAAGGAAGCGACCCGGGTTTTCCCGGAGCGTCAGGAACCCGCAAACGAGAAGTACTTCGCCCGTGCATGGCTGATGCGGATCGGGTACGGCGGTACTGATTCCAAAGCGGAGCGGAACCTTCTGCTGAAGCACCTGAAGGGGCACAGCGCTTTCCCGAACGACGATGCGGCTGAGAAGCACAAGGAGAAGTACGCGGCGATCCGGAAAGAGAAAAAGCTGGCGGCGCAGGAGGTGTCCTCCAATGACTGATGTCCAGAAGGCCCTTGCTGATTTGAAAGCCCGGCAGGAAGCCGGAGAACAGATGCCTTGCCCCCGGTGCGGGAAGGACACGATGAAGCCTGCCCTGTGCACGAACGCACTGAGCCGGGTTGCCGATGGGATCTTCGTGTGTGACGATTGCGGAACACAGGAAGCCCTACTGGCATTCATGCAGAACCCAATGCCCGTGGATGAATGGGCATTTCTGAACCCTGATTTGCCCGATGTCGATTTCAAAGATCTCCCGGGCAAAGCAGTCTGGGAACAGATTCGGATGGATCACGGCCCGGCGCTGATCAGTATTTTCAAGCGCTGGACACAGGAACAGCCGGGAGCGGATTTCAAACCGTACCGCCGGGAAGCTATGAAACGCTGTCCCGGACTGACACAGATTTGGGACCGGCCTTTCCAAGCCATGTATGAAGTTTCTGATGGCCAGCTGATCCTGCGATTCAGGAACACTGACGACGGTGTTGAGCTGACGGCAGACCTGATGGAAAACGACAAGTAAGCCCCGGCGGATTTAGGAGCGGAGCAGCCAAGCGCTGCCCCGCCTTTTTCTGCGTTTGTCGCGGGCTGTCTGCCGCCTCTGGTTCATCGGTCGAATGAAAACCCGATCGCCAGCCGTGGCGGGCAACGTGGGCAAACGTGGCGGGAACAAGGAAAGCCGCCTCCGATTTGGAAGCGGCTGTAATTGTGTGCCCCTGCGGGCCTATTTCCCTGGTTGTGAAGGTCCTCACCAAGCGTATCCCCGGGCGATGCTTCTTTCCAGCGCTGGCTTCAGAACCGTCTTGATTTGGGAGCCGAGGCCGAGTTTGCGGTAGGCATCGGCGATGCCTTCGTAGTACTGCGTGTGCGGCGGTGATTTCCGGATCATCTTCATCAGGTAGATCATGCCTTCGACCATTGTGCCGTCATTCATGTGTACCCACCAGCGATCCTTGATGTAGTAGCTGGGGTATCCTTCGTAGCGATCCAGCATCTGTTCATCCCGCTTGTTGATTTCCCAGACAGCGACCGGTACGCGATTCCGCTGATCACCGGTTTCTTCGACTGTGGCGTGGAGGTAGAACTCCAACCGGGCTCCGCTGATGTACCCGGTGCCGATCAGCTTGGCCTCCGGGCAGCGAACAGCCATCTGTTCCTGGACCATGTTTGATCCATAAGCGATGTATTTCATAGCGCCTCCTGATTCAAGAGCCTGTGGCTCGTTTCTATCTTCACCCTTTTCAGGGGAAAACGCAAGTGTCAATCGTTGACTGTGTATTCGTACAGGTCAGCCATGTCGAGAACCGTAACCCGGTAATCCGGGCGGTAGCCGAACGGATCGCGTTCGTACAGTTCGTACTTGTCGATTTCAGAGCTGACACAATCTTCGATGAACTCCGCCCGGGCATCGCTGTCCGGGAACCGGATCTGATTGTCTTCTTCCAGTTCGGTTGCCGCCTGATCGATGTAGTAGCGGATGTCAGCGTCGGTAATAACTGCGGTGATCTTCATTCGAAAGCCTCCTTCTTGATTTGAAAGCCCTGCGGGCTGTCCATCCATCACTCTGCCGCCGCCGGAAGTCAAGTGAATGTGTACTTCCGGCGGCGCTTTTTCCTGGTTAATCTGCGTACTCGATTTCCAAGACTCCATCGTCGCCGGGATTGATCGCTGTGATGCTTTTCATCATCAGGTCGAAGTGGATGTCGCCGGAAACTGTGCTGTCGAAAACCGTGACGGTCTCGTCGCCGCCGAGGTATTTCAGGATTCGAACCGGGGCGTTGAAGTTGAACTCGGGGTTGTTGAGAAGCTCGTGGATGTACATTCTGATTCCTCCTTGATTTCAAAGCTGTGCCCGAAGGCGAAGGGTGATGTTGCTGATTTCCCGGGGAGTCATCCCGGTTATCTCCAGATCGTTCCGACCGTTGATGGTCGCCATCAGGATTTCGAAGAGCTCGATTTGGAAGCTGGCGGCGTGGTTGTCCGGGTCTTCCATCCGGAACTGTGCCCAGTCCCGCTTCAGGTCTGCGACCGTGTATTCCCGGTCGTCGTTCAGGTCGATGAACCTCATGGTGCGTACCTCCTTCTTGATTTGGGAGCCTGTGGCTCCGGGCGAGGGTTCCCAGCAGGAGCCCTCAACCGGAACCGCCCGGCGGCGGTACCGTGTGCGTCAGCGGATGGTGAAGTACTTACCCTTGGCTCTGATTTCAAAGCTGCGCTTGCCGCCTTTGCCCCAGACCCGGGTCATCTTTTCGATGTCTTCCAGCTTGCAGGTCTTCATCTTGGGCTGTTTCCGGAGCCAGCGCAGGGCGATCGATTTGTAAGCGTCGCCGACTTCCTCCCGGCGGGTCTCTTCGTGTGCCTTGTAGCGTTCCCACTGGAGCTTACTGATCCGGCGGCCTTCTTCCATGTCGGTGTACCAGCTGTGGTTGCGGTTGCCGCCGATCCAAGCCCACTCGATTTGGAAGCGTGGCTCGAGGCGGTTGTTCCAAACGGTGCCGTCCCAGTTGTCGTAGACCCGTGTGTCCGGTGCGGCCTTTCCGACCGTCAGGCAGATGGTGTCGCCGTTGTACCCGTCCTCGTCCCGTGCCCAGCGGTGTTCCCGGGTCAGAAGAACCCGGAGGATTTCAGAGCCGTTGGTCAGGTCGATGTGTGCGATCTCGCCTTGGCTCCCGTTCATGGTGTCCGGGAAAATGGTGTACCCCTGATTCAGGAGCTCGGTGACCTTCTGGGTGTAGATGTTGCGGATATCCTGCTTTTTCATGGTGTGCCCTCCTTGGCGCTGTGCGCCTGTTGATTTAGGAGCCTGTGGCTCCGGGTGAAGGCTCCCGATTCGAAAGCCCTCAACCGGAACCGCCGGTGTGGCGGTGGGCGGCTTACCAGATCCCGCCCGTCCGGGTCAGGTGTGCCGCCCGATCCAGATTCAGGAGCTCGGCGGCGACCTGTTCCTCGGTCAGGGAGCCGAGGGTGCAGACCCGCTTGCTGTCCCGGAAAACGAACCAGCTGTGCCCGGTGACCCCTTGCCGAGCCCAGTGATACTCGGTTTCGTCGTAGGGGTGGATGCTGGAAACGCAGGGTGTGCCCGTGCGGGGGTCGGTCTTGATTCCAAAGCGCTGGCGGTCGACGGTGATGGTCTTCATGGTGTGTTCCTTTCCGGGCAAAAAGCCCTGCTTGATTTAGGAGCCGTGTGGCTCCCGGGAAGGTTCCCGATCTGGGAGCCCTCCGGGGAACCGCCCAGCGGCGGTCGGTGTGTGCCCGCCGGATCAGGAAGCCCGGCGGGTGGTCTCGGCACCGTTCCTCCAAGCGGCGTTCCCGGGCAGGTGCTTCAGGAGGTGTGTCCGGGCGGTCTTGAACTCGTCGCCGTTCAGCCCCAGCCGGAGGAGCCAGCACCGGAAGGTGTAGGCGGGGTTGTCGGTTTCCGGGCGGCGGGGGCTGGCGCTGGCGACCGTCAGGGCTTGGTGGGAAATCGCAAGGCAAAGCTGGATGTACCCCTTGACCTCCCCGGCGTGGAGGGTCGAGTTGAAAGCCCGGAACTCGATGGTGCCCTTCTGCCAAACGGCGTGGAGGTTCAGGAGGTGGTACCGGGAGGGGTCGTAGTGCTGGTGTGCGTGCCATTCCCAGTTCCGGTCGTCGTACCAAATCCGGGCAAGCTCCTCGGAGGAGGTCGGCTTCCGGCGGTTCAGGGTGGCGAGGAAGTCGGGGTCGACGGGCTGGCACCACCGTTCCCGGCGGGCGGGGGAAATCTGCAGGGCTTGGGTCAGGAGGTCTTCCTTGGCGTTCACCAAGTTGACCAAGTTGCGCAGGGTGCGGGGGGTGTGGCTCCCCAGCCCGACGTGCACGTGGATGCCGCAGGAGGGGTCGGCGTGTGCCCCCGCCGCCCGGAGCGCCCGGACGCAGGCCTGCACCGTTTCGAGGTCTTCCCAGCGGCACACCGGGGTGACGAACTCTGTGCCTTGGTCCCGGGGTCCGGCGATGCTCCCGTCGGAAACGCACTTCCAGCGGCGGCCTTCCCGGTCGATGGCGACCCAAGCGTCGTAGGAACCGCCTTCGTGGCGCACCTCGGCGGTGTAGATCGG